TACGTGTATCACGGTATACTGTGAATCTACCACCAACTGTACCTACCTTAGCAATACCTACACCTTGTGTGTTGACGTTACCATCAACAGACATCCATTGGAATTCAGGTAGCATTTCAAGAATAGCGCACACACGTGGTGTTGCTACAATGAAGTTTGCTGCCCCTCTTCTGTTACGGACGGCGATTCGGTTTGCTTCGATAATAAGTTTCTGATAGAAATCACGATTGCGTTCTGCTAACCAGCGACCGTCAGCTGAGGCTGGACTCCAGAAGGAGTAGCCTGCTGTTGCACCACCGTTAAGAGCTGATTGGATCATTCTCATGACCATTTCACGGTCGATTTCTGCTTGAATTTCATACGACATAGCGTTAGTTAATTCAGCATCGATATCGATACCATTCATGTTCTTGAGATCCTGCTCTAATTCGATGGACCAGCGAGCACCCAATCTACGGGTACCTGCTTCAACTGATGTCTTTTCAAAGCTTACTTCTACTGTAGGAATGTTGGAGTTGATTTCGAAATTCTTAAGAATTTCGGCAACACCTTGATCAGGACCTAGGAACGAGAACGCAGAACCACTTCCAAGACCACTAAGGTATTGAGAAGAAGTGCCTGTGAAGCGAGTTTCTAAGAACTGGAATCCTAATTCGTTGTCACCATATGGTGTGTTCTGACCAGTGTAGGATACACCTTGCTGGTTATGAGCTGCACCTGTGGACGACGCTGCAGTAGGAGGTGTACCATTGGTAAAGTAGCCATCTGTGAGATTAGCACCACCAAGGGTTTGTGTTCCATACTTGTAGCGAAGAGCGAATGCAAGTCCTACTGGACCTGTCATAGGCTGTACACCAACGATTTCGTTCGAAATAAGCTCTGGGAATGTACGTCTGATCATCGGAATAAGGATCTTAGGTAAGCGCGCGTCACCTGTAGCATAGTTGTCACCATTTGGTACAGCACCACCGTATTGGTTCACATTTACTGAACCGTTACTGAATGCTGAACCGGTGCCACCGGCTTGGTTGGACTCACGAAAACAGAACTGTTCTTGGTTTTCAAGAAGTACTGCTGTCGTGTAGCGCTTATAAGAATCCTCGATTGGAGCAACTGTGCTAGACGTATAGTCTAATACAGGAGCCCATTTTTCAAGAAGAGCGTCAGCTCTTGATTGATCGATGAAGGACTGTGGAGCGTTGATTTTCATACGTTTTATCATTTTGGACTCATGGGATTGGATACCCAAGCAACTCAAGTCATATGACTGACTTCATTAAATCTTACTTCCTATCAAGTTGACCTAGATAAGAAGAAATTAGCGGATTATGCTTAATCCCTCTGTTGTTTTCTGTAACAACTTTAGGAGCATCGCTCTTAACAGTGCGATTGTTGAATGCTTGTTCCTTAATGGTTTCAAGCTGTTCAGCATCTCTCTTGTCATAGAGTTTTGATACATAATCAAAATTTTCTTGTACAAACTTAAGATCTTTATCAGAGAGAATCTTTTTAATATATTCATTCTTTGATGCAGTCATTTTAGCGACTTTTGATTCGATGAATAAATTCTTATTCATGTCGTCAATTTTTCTCTTAAGTTGATTGTTTTCTTTCACAAGCTTTTGTGATTGTTGGGTAGCTTCATCAATTTGTTGCTTACCTTCAACAACCGCATCTTTGATTGACTCTTTCATAAGAGCTGAATCAACTGCTAGTGTTTTTCTCAAACCTTCAAGAATAGCAAGTGCTTGCTTATTCTTAGTAGCTTCTTCAATTGCAGCTACTGGAATAGCTTCACTGATATAAGCTTCAAGGTATGTGGAAATATTATCTACGATTTGTGATTTGAAAGTAGAAGCGTTTTCATTAAGCTCACCTTCATATTTTTTGACAATTTTAATAAGCTTTACAGCGTTATTTTTGTCAATAGCTTCAACAACTTTTGTAAGCTTATCGGAATGATCTTTGTTGATAGCCTCTAGAAGTGACTTTAATTTTGAAGCGTAAAGTTCGTCTTGTTTAGTAAGAGCTGATTCAACGTGAAGATTAAGCTTTTGTGTAAATGCTTTTTCAATTGCATTAACTGACTCTTCTGATAAGATGTTCTGTGGGATTAGGTCCTTAAGCATAAATTTTAAAAAAGTGTTGGCTTCATAGCTTGAGAAATTCTCTTCATGAGCTTATTCTCAATTACTTGCTTCAAATATTTATTAGCTTCAGCATACTTTTCTTCGCTTATACACTTAATAAAGTTTGCAATTAAAACATTTTCTTTAATAACTTTCTTTTTCTTTGGTTTTTTAGCATCCTTAGCTGCTTTTTTCATCGATTCTTTTTTGTTACCATCTTTGTCAAGATCGATATAGTCAGGTTTACTACCCTTTTTAGAAGTCTTTTTAGCCTTTGCCATATAGTTATTTATAGTCTAGAGATGAATTTTAAGATCTGTTCAGTGAGAAATTTATCTACATTATTTCTAGGTAATGAACCAATACTTTTTTGAAGTGTGTCATAAGCTTCTTCAAACTTACCATCTAATGCAAGAACAAATTGTTTTGATTCTAAAATACCATTAACAAAAGCTTTTGGGCATGATGGATCAGCAACACAATCAACTGCAATAAGTCTCATGTTACGAACTGTATTATACTTTGAACTTTCTTCTAAAGTTCCTAAAGCACGTGAAGACATACCAACCTTCACACCATCATTAATAAGTGACTTAACGATTAACCCACAAGGTGTGGATAATACTTTCGACTTACCAACGTAAATATTCCCTTCACAATACATTTCTGTAACAAGGTGACAAGCTCTTTCAAGATCAACGTCTGCAGATGTAGGATGATTAAGTTCACCCATTGCACGTTGTGTCTTAATCATTTCTTCATTATAACGTCTTACTTCGCGTTCAAGTTCATCTTTTGGGTACCTACGATTATTCTTATTAACATCTTCTGCCATCATATAAGGGCCTTTGATATATAAAGACGACGGAGCGTTTCTATTTTGTTCTTCGTAGATATATTCGAATTCTTCTTTAATTGGTTTTTCTACTAGTAGGTTTAGACGCATTGCCATATACTTATTTATTTACTGTTAAGTGTTTTTCTGTGATAATAATAAACTCTAGGTCCTTTTTATTGCACCATTCACGAGCTGCTTGCCATTTAGCTTGGTTAGTTATATACATCGTTTGTTCGTAAATCAGATTAGATTTCTTACGATAATTGGTTTTAGGTGGTAGTAGTTGACCAGATGGTTTTATCTCCACAAGATACCTTTTTATCTTACCACTACCCTCTTTTATTTGCACAAAATTATCTACAAAGTATCGATGCATTTTACCATCTAATGGATTCAAATATGGAATGATAATATTTTCAGATCCCCACTTTAATACATTTTCATTAAAATCGCAGAACTTCATAAATCGTAATTCTAAAGACGATCTATAAAATGCCTTAGTACCAATAAACTTGTTTATATTTTTTGGTATGAAAACACCTTGAGTATATTTTGAATTTTTCTTCATCATTAACCGACAAAGAACATTATAGGATCATTATCACCGAAACCTGGAGATGCGCCTTCGTAGAGTTTTTTCTCAAGTTCAGCTTTTTCACTCTTACCTTCTTCTAATAAATCGTAGTTAAGTGATCCACCACCAAGTAGTGCTACCTGACCAAATTTACCTCTAACTCTACCAACAGAAATTTTACTCAATGCAAGAGCATATTGATATATCCAAGGCTCCATAATCATATCACGTATGGCTTTTTCAACATAACATGTAAGAACAGCATAGAACTGAGATGTACCTGATGGTTGTGGGAAGATTTTAAGAATCTGTGTTCTGTCGTTAAATTCATATGAGCGTTTTGTAGCTAAAACTTTCTCTCTCATATCAATCCACTCTTTCATTGTATACCATGATACAAGGTCAAACCCATAATTACCTAATGCATATGAAAAATATGTCTGTTGTGCTAATGTTTGCTCTAATGTAAACAAGGTATTAATACCCTGATTGCTACCTTCTTCTAAACTAGTTATACTAATAACCTTTCTATAATCTAGAACATCATAATCATATATAGAGTTAATTCTTAAACCTGGAACAGCCTGTTGCTGTACAGTTGGTGTTGGTACAAATGATGATTTGAATGAGCTAGATAACGGTCCGCTTAATGCTATAATTTCATTATATGTTGGTACACTTATAAGTTCATATGTAGAAATACCATTAGTGAATACACTTAACGAAGATGATGAGGTAAATACAGAGCTTGATATTGCAGATGTACATACATAAGCTGTATTGGAAACAGTATAATAAAACGATGAACTTGGTTGTGTAATTAAATGACTATTTTGTTCTGCTTGAGTTAACCCGGTTCTAGCTAGCGTATAAAGCTTATCTATAGGTAGGCCTACGTCATGTTCATATAATCTTGAATCGAAAATCAAATACTCTTTAGTGTACCCAGCATATTTTGTAAACATTTCAATAGCTATCGAAATGTTCTCATAGAGTTGATCTTTATGAATTTCAACCGTTACTAACGGGTAACCCATTGAACGTAAAATTCTATCACCTAACCTATCAAATGTTGTAATCTTTGAATTAAGATTAGTAGACTGAAACGCTGAAATAGGGGTTATTGTACAAGGTAAGCTCATTTATGTTATTTAAGCTGTTGGAGCTTCACTAGCTGGAGGAGCTTCTGGTGGTGGTGCTTCACCCTCTGGTGGTGCTTCACCACCTACTTCTGCTGGACCACCTCCAAATGACGGAGGTAAGCCTCCTCCACCACCTCCTCCTCCACCACCGAGATCAGCGCCTCCTTCTGCTGGAGGAGCTCCTGCTTCGATAGCTTCCTTCCAGTTAGGACCAGAATTACCAATTTGTTGTAATTCCCATTGGAACTCTGCATCTTTTCTAAGATACTCTCTATTAGCAAGAACCTGGAGGTCTGTCCAATTAAGATATCTTTTTTGAGCGTATGTCTTAGAAATAAATTCACTTTGTGTGATATTATTGTAAGTTGTTGTTTTAAGTTCCATCTTTTGATTTTCTCTCAAATCGTAGAAGTTAGTTGGAGCATTAAAATCTACACTTAAATTAGTTTCTTTTAATTCATATTCATCCCAAATATTTTTAAGTTTGAGATGGGTAATGAATGTCTTTTTGATTGCTGAGGAAAATCTTTGCTGCATTCTAATAACAAAACGTGCAAATTTAAGTTCTTCTCTTAAAATTTCACTACCATCTCTAAATGCATCTTGGGGGTCAAGTCTTGATGTTGGTACTTTAAGTGATCTATATAGCTTTTTGATAAAGTACATCAAATCAGATAATTCACCAAGATTAGCACCACCAGGAAGTTGTTTTACATCTGTACCTTCTGATCCTTGACGCTTTGCAAACCAGAATGCATCTAGCATTGATTGTGGTGTAAATTTTTGTACTGCATCACCTTGATCAACATCAAACGTCTTTGTTGACCAATAATTCTGAATAAGCTTACGAAGATATGCTTCTGCTTTTGGTGGTGGCATATTACCAACATCAACGTTGAATACAAGACGTTCTGGTGCTCTTACCATTCGGTAAATAACAATAGCATCTTCAATTAGAGAAAGCTGTCTATAAGCTCTTCTTGCATTTTCTAAAATTGGTAAAACAAATGTTCTATTTTCATCATATATACCAGAGTTGATATATGTAATCTGATTTTCATCCATTGGGATATAATCATATTTTTCCACCTTTTGAGGTTGCTTAGGATCAAGAATAGGTTTTTTATAAATATAACCTTTGATCATAAGGTTTTGTAAGTTGTTATATACAGGGTCGCAAAGTTCAGATGGTATATTAACGAACCCTAAAATACCTTGATCTGAATAATCTTTATGAATAATATTTTCAAAAAATACTTCACCTTCAGTAAGAAATTGTCTGATATACGACCAACCTTTACTTTCAAAATCAAAATATTCTACAATTTTATTAAACTCTTTTGTTATAGTTTGTTGTTGATCATCTGTAAGTTTTATGTCCCTAAACTCCAAATTTACAATATTACCATTTTCATCTTTGTTAACAAATTCATCACAAATTTCATCTAATGCATCAGCGACATCAGAATATGCTGCCATAATTCGATAATCACGTAATCTACCAGCTTTGTCTGAATTAACGTTGGAATAAAGAACAGATTGAAGACTTTTATCAGCAGCAAATAGACCACCGCCAGGCTCACCTTGATTTCCAATAGCTATCGAATTATTTGCTAATGCCTCAGAGCGCTTTGGTCCATTTTTTGCAAAAACCTCATACTTGGGATTTTTTTCTTGGATGTTATCTACTTCTTTGTATGAGTAAGGCAACCTTTGTGCAATATAGGTCATTAGACCCCTACCAAATGTTGATGATTTACCTGTATTGTTTTCTTGCATTGCCATATTATTATATATTTAACTCAAATAAGTGTAAAAACAATGTTTCTTGATTGATATGATGAATCCCAACCAACTTCATTTGCAACAACTATTGTAAAATCACCTGTTTGTTGGGTATATGGTAAGGTGAAAAATAATAATTTATCGCTAACTATTGTATAATCATCAATAAGAAACCCACTTACTGTGCCTTGTTCGATTGTAGATATAGATGTGAATCCTGGGTATAAGCTAGTATTATTTGACGATAACATCAAATATAAAACATCACTATCTTTATACCATTCACCACCCACCGAAAATGTTAGATTTGATAACTGATTACGTACTGTTGTATTTTGAGTAATTTCAACTTGAGCTTTAGAGCTAAAGGATGTTCTAGCATTAATACTTCTAACAGAAGGTATACCAGATATAGAAAATGATTCTGTTACACCTGTTAAATTCATACCAGAAAGTGTAAAATAAGAATTTTGTGTTAGAGCAGGACCTGATTTAGCTGTTAGGTTATAAAAATTTGTATCGATAACAAAAATATTTGATGCTTCTTCGAACTTTTTAAATAACCAACCTTTTATTGTAAAGGTTGTGTCAGCAACAATATTATATTTGTCAGATGATGTAAGCTCTATAGGTGGGTTAAGATTGATATTACCATCCCATAATACCTCGGATCTTATCTCACCATAATAGCTTAACCCAGCTGATTCTGGTACCTTCCATGAAATTATAATATACGGGTTATTATATGGAACAAAATTAGATAAAATCTGATCAATATCAGATTGGAATTTTGCAATTATAGAAAGTGAAACTGTTATATTAACAGGTGTTGGTGTAGGTATCTTACTAAATGTTGCGCTATTTCGGTTATATATCTTTTGCATATAGAACCCATCCAATTTATTAAACACGCGGTCATTATCACGCGATATATTCGTCATGTTAACAGCTACTACAGGGAGTGTAATATTATGCTGTTCATTTATGATGTCATACAGAACACGCTGTTTTGGAGCTAGTACATATCTTACTTCAATATTTGTTCTAGGTACTCTATCATTATCATACCTTTTAATAATACAATCATTAAACGCAGCTAGAAACTGCGTAAGTAAGTCCTTGATTTCAAAATGATATGTGTAATTCTTCACCTAAATATTTATCAGACAAATCGGTCGATAAAATATTTAGGTAAAATATTAGTGTTATTTTTTAATACATTGAGTACAGTTGCATCTAAAATATAAGTTACACAATGATCATCTTTTGATCTGATACCTCTTCCGCATGCTTGAATAAGTGAACATAACATTTTATTTTCATACCATTTTTTATCTGCATCAAATAACATTTTAATTCTCTGATCTGTTAATGGTAGGTATGGAGCTTTTACAATAATCTGAAAACGAGCTAAATCATCTTTTAAATCTACACCATGAGTAAGAGATGGTGATACCAAGATAGTTGGATCTTCAGTTTCATAATGAAGTTTAAGAATTTCATCATTCATTACACCTTGTTCACGATACAAAAACCTTTTTTGACCACATTTAGCTTTAATAGCATTTGTAATAGCTAATGTATGGGTATGAATAATACCTTTATCATTTTTATGCATATCACAAATGCTTTGTATCATATCAACCACTATTGGTAAAGTTGACTTCATTGAATATGCGTTTAATTTATGTTTTGCATTAACATAAATCGGAGCTTTTTTACTATCAAATGGTGATGTTACATCAATAAATTTAAAGTTTTCAATACCCAAAGTTTTTGCAAAAAGCTTTTCATCAATAATAGTAGCAGACATCAATACAATTTTTTTACCATAATCAAAAAGATATTTTGTAAGCCTGTCTACTTTAAGTGGTGTAAATGTAACAATATTGCCGTTTTTCTTTTCAATTAAATACTCACAATCATTCCAAGACTCAATAAGCAATTGAAGTTTGCTATTTAGATTTTTTAACCCGAGCATCTTCTTCTTTTCGTTTTCGAGATAGTTAGTTAACTTGTTATTACCTTTAATAGTCAACTCGATTGCCTTTACCTTCTCTTGAAGGGATAATGCAAGTGATTCAACACCACGATATGCTTTTGCATAATCACCTGCTGGAATACTACTAGAATAAAAATTCACATCACATTCATCAAGAAAATCTGTATCAATATTACAAGTGAATTGTTTTACAAATTCATCTTCTAGTTCTGATGCTTCATCACAAATAATATAATCTCGATGCTTTACATGGTTAGGTAAAGAGAAAAACATTTTATAGTTTAGAGTTGCAAACGGACTTATAACTGCCTCGTTTCTATCTCTATAATAGGTACAGAAATCTTTTCTCCAACATTCATCTCTTAAGTTTTTAATATGAACACAAGGTGCTGTTTCAACGGAGTAATTTTTATCTACCTCACAAAGGTAGTTACTTTTACCTTTTAAAACTTTTACATCATCAAAAAATTGCTTGTATTGATCCTGAAGACCTTTCGTTACAGTTAATGCGAAACAACCGAATGGTTGCTTTTCAGTTTCATTAACGCAATCATATTCATACTCACCATCCTGCTTATATGCAAGATAAGATGTAATAAGATCTCTAAATTCTTTAGAGCATTGATTGGAAGCGTTAGCTACAGTTTTTGATATAAAGGACTTACCAGTACCGGTAGGTGCTCTTACCACAACAAATTTATGACCCTCTAAAAATGCTTGCTCAATATTATTGAGTACAGTTTGTTGAGCTTCGTTAGGTTTATATCCAGATGGAAAACAATTAATTAATTTCACACCTTTATTATAGCTTATACATTCATTCAGTCAACATATATAAAAAACTATCATACATTTTATTAGAAGTTTTTTTATCTGTTGTTTTGAGTTTATAATATAACTCAGAATTATTACTATTACAGAAACTACTCAATGTATATTCAAATGCTAATGAATTAGTTGTTTCATGAATTTTATAAGGATATGGTACTTCAAATACTTTGATTTCGTTATCAATTAGTAAATTAAATTTAATAAAGAACTGTTTTATTGTAAAAATTTTCAGCTTACCCCTTTTAATTACCTTGTTATTAAGTTTAAAGGTAATTGGTTTAAGTAAGAAGTTGTTTATTTTTTTCTCGATAGCATCTTTATTTCTCATGACATCATAAAATTAATTTTTTGCTGTGCAGTCATTAACCGTAAATTATTATTAAAATACTCCCAGAATTTATCATCACCAGGAATTTTATTTAAAACAATAACAGTTTCTGCTGGTATGTTTCTAAAATCTTGCATTATAATATCCCAAACAATAACTAAACCTTCTGACTCAGGATTGAATTTTGGAGCTTGTACTGGGGCTCTATAACCTAAAGAAATTAAGCCGTTATTGGAGTTCAGAATATTATTGCTTTTTGTGCATACCATTCTACGTGTTATTGGTTTACCCTTTACTGGTAACCTTCTAACAAATCTTAGATCTAGCACATTATCAGCTAATAAAGAATCTAACTCAGATGTTGTCATCTGTTTCTAAAGGTTTACAAATACCAAAAATACGCTGTTCATTTAAAAACATACCCTTTTTGAGTAACCCATAACCTTCAACTTCAATATTAGCAACTGTAATTCCTTTATCGTTTGGAAAAATTACAATATCACCTTTTTTGGTGAACTTAACATTGGGACCCACAAGGATAACTTCAGCTTTTCTCCATGCAGCTCTAACTGCATTAGCTTTGATGAATATTGAACCTCGTTTAATAAGATCACCATCATCTGCCTCCATGTCAATATATTTGACAAGAATGATATCATCAAAAATGAAGGTGAGCTTATGTTCTTGTAAACCGAAGTCACCTTCACTATGTGAACTTAAATCAATTACACTTTTTTGTGTTGGTAAAATATCAATATCTGCAGGCATACAGATAGTTAATCAATTATTTCAACATATCAACGTATAAATCTAATTCTCTTTTTGAAAGAAATTCTCTCTTTATAGGTTGAACATCATCAGCTTCTTTTTTCGTCTTTTTGATATATGATATCTTTTTAAATTTTAACTTAGGTAAAAAGTAAAAATAAAAATCAAATAAAGCAGTTTTATCATCAAATGGTAAACTACGATTTAAAAAATTATTAACATATACAGCAAGTTCTTTGTTATACATAGAGGTCCATCTATTAATCATAAATGGACCCCCGAATGTATTTTCGTCTTCTAAATTCAAATCAATTTTTTTCTTTGAATAAAGAATACTATTAAGAATGTCAAATATTGTCATTCAATGCTAGCTTGATATTATCGTTTACCTTTACGTAAAACTGTTTCATAATATCGTTAAGTGCTTTATTACCAGCAGCTGGATCCATTGTGATTACATCGTTACGATTAAGCTTAATCGTATACTCGACACTTTTATCATTAAGGGTTACGGTTGTGGTGATTGTTACTACGTTTTGTTCTGGGTTGTTTTTCATATTAAACTATTACTTTAGCGGTTGCGATAAAAATATCCTGTGTCATGTTATAAAACTCTGTCTCAACTTCAGCCATAAATTCTAAACACTGCTCAATTGGTAAATTCGTTGAGTATGCAAAATTAGGAGCTAGTGGACCTGCAACGATATTTATTCCAGTATGACCAATAGCAACATTATCTTTACTATATGTAATACTCACACTCGCTTTACCTTTTTCTTGCTCAGTACCATCACTACCAATAAACTTATCATACACCATAATATCATCACCTCTTACAGATATACTCTTTGAGATGTACTTATAAAGTATGCTAGCGATTTTAGTATTAAACAATCTCTGAAAGCAGACTGCACCAAAAGCATCTAGGTTAGGTATCTCCCAACAAAAATTCATAGCACCTTGACTCACAATATAATCGTTAGACATAGAGTCTTCTAAGTCAATAAGATTTGTTGATACCATCATAGGACCTACAAATGAAACAATATCACCTGTAGCTCTAATATTTTTCTTCAAATATCTATATGCAAATCTTTCATGAATTAGAGAGCCGTCATAATTTTTTTCTTCAATATACATACCTTATTATAATATAAGACTATCGAAGTTCAATTATCTTTTTAAATTTAAATATGTTGGGCCGTTATGATTTATCATTTCAGATACGATGGTGCTGATATCTTCTTTTTTATCAGGCCAGTACTTAATAATTTTATCGAATGTTTCTAATACAGATTTATCATCACCAGCATAGTGTGTGAACCCATCATGAGCATAATCATTATCTCTACCAGTACCTACTAGTTTAACGTTACATTTTTCATGATTGAGGTGGTTACGAATCAACTCGTATGGTCTACACAGCAAAAAAGGTGTAATACTATATACAATTGGAATTTTACCAGAGTCAGCAAGACCAACAGCCATTCCTAGCATAAGCTGTTCTGATGCTCCAATAGTCATTGCTCTATCAGGGTATTTCTTAATTATGTTATCAAATATTTTATATCCAAGATCAGCTGTAATAAAAAATACATCTTTATTATTATCCATCTGGGTTTCTATAGCTTCGGCGAATTTATATCTCATTATGTTTAATATAACTTAAGATTGTTGAGTGTTTCTTCACTAGTAATTTTCACGTAATGTGCTTCGATACCCTTTTCATTTAAGTAAGGTACCGATGTTAAATGTTTTGATGTATCCACAAACGTTACATTTTTTAGTTTATAGCTAGTAATAATTCGTTTTAATGTTTGTATGTTAACATTATCATATGCACTAATACCATTAGCATTAACATATACATTGAGATTTGGTACATTCACCTTTGTCAAAAAATATAAACTCTCCCAGATACTACCCTCACAACATTCACCATCAGATATAATACAATGTACATGTCTTGTATTATCAGCTAACGCTGCACCAATAGCAATAGGTAATCCTAAACCAAGACTACCTGTTGAACAGAAGATGTTATTTTCGGAGTCTTTCGTTGGGTGGATACCATGTTTTGTTAAAAGATATTCTGCGTCTTTTCCCTCGTATGCCTCTTGACAAACATACTGGGCTAACCCAGCATGTCCGTTAGATAAAATTACAACATCGTTTTCAGACTTCGTTTCATAAATGTGAAATAATATAGGTAGTGTGGTCAAACAACTACTAAGATGTGATAACTCATGTTTAAACGTAATGTCTAATACTTTGTTATATAGGGTTTTGAATTTTTTATTTAATTTTTTCATTGAGCCAATTTACTACATCAGTATTAAACAATTGATCAAACTTAGGTTTAGCACCACCACGTGCAACATGATAACATTTAAGCGGTTTACCTCTAATAAATGGTTTACCATCTACAATCGTGCATTCCTTTTCAAGGTTAAGAGATGAACAACCATAATAGCTGTGTCTATTTACGTCATTTGGGGTCCAACCACCATCAAGAACTTTAAAGTTAAAATTTCCGAATTCTACGACTAAGTTTAATACATCATTATCCTTACATGTCATATGATCTGCATGTTTAACAGATGCCTTTTCGTATGTATCCCAAAAGTTTTTACTTGTAGATGCAACTAATCCAGCTTGAATATATTTTTGATCTGGTACTATATTGTAAAATTTACTATTATAGGATTCAATTTTTAAGCTAACATTTTCATAATAGTTGAAGTTTGATGGAGCAGCAACATCAAAATCACCTGCTAAAATTTCATCTAACCTATCGAAGAAAAAATGGTCTGCATCAATATTGACCACCAAATCATAATCGTTATAAAATAATTTAGCTGCAGATGCTTTCATCTTAAACAAATCCAAACTAGGAATCGATTTACGTAGCTCAGCAATTTCTTTATCACCAACTACAAATAGTGGTATATCTGGGTGGAAATGTTTAAAGCTTTTTTCAAATAAATTATATTCAATACCGCTGTAATTTTTATAGCTGTCCTGTAAAATTGTAAAAAAACAAGTTTTCATTTATATGCTAATACATTGAGGTTATTATTAAGAAATTCACTATTCATAAATTTAATTTTATACCCCATTCCTGTAAACTTGGAAATTACATCTATTGGGTTAACTCCTGGTGATGGGTGTAACTCAATATAAATATTTTTACACATTTCAGCAACTTCAACAAATGATGGATCACCTAAAACTGCAAACTGTTCACCACCTTCAATATCAAGTTTAAGTAAGTCGATTTGTGATTCACCAGTAGCTTTAATATAATCAATAATCTTAACACAATTTACACTAGTACCGTGTGATGCAATTCTATTGGTTGTGGTATTAGATGAATCAACCATAAAGGTACATTGACCATTGTAATTGTTAAATGCAACTTCACTAAATCGAATATTTTTAATATCTAACAACCCGCTTAACTTCCTCAAAACATCAAGGTGGTTGGTAGTTGGTTCAACAGCATAAATTTTTTTGCACGCTTTATGTAAAAATAGTGAAAACAATCCAATATTAGTACCACCATCAATTACAATAGCGTCGTTATTTTCAAAAATTTTCAAAAAGTCAGGATCATTATAATGACCACTATTAATTTCTTTTTCAATAATATGTTTTGTATATGAACTACCATTAGTATAGTAGCTGATAAATTCATCACATAATGATAAATCAATTGGTGTGGAATTTAATACATTGAGCTCAATTTTCATAATCATATATAAACTCTTTTAACCCGCTTTCAACTGTATATTCACATTTAAAATTTAAAATGTTATAAGACTTAGTTGTATCACATATCCACGTTTGAGAATCACACTGTTTAATATCATTTAAAAATTTAACTGATGCAACGCTAGGGTTAATTATTTTTAGCATTATGTTTAAAATATCAGCATTAGAATAAGATATACCAGACCCCACATTAAAAATTTCACCTTTTGTTTTTGTGGAGTCGATAATTAACTCAATACATCTAACAAAATCTTTAATATAAATGAAATCATGATCACCTTTAATTAAACTGATATCAGTTTTATCTATCAACTTTTTACGTAGTGTTGGTATTAGTCGTCTTTCAGGTTCATTTTTACCATAAACACTAAACGGTCTAACAACACATATATCTTTATTATAATCAATTGATGTCTGTATACACTTTTGGGTACCCCATAATTTTGAAGCAGCATAATATGTAACAGGTATACATTCCATACTCTCATTCATTGGTTTATTAACAATACCGTATTCTGATGACGATCCAAAATAAATCATTTTAACATCATTAACTTTAACCCAATCAAGTATGCTCTCTGTTAGTTTAATATTACTGACATACATCTGTGATTCATTATAAATCTCGCCTGCACTATGAATAATTATATCTGGTTTTAAATTATTAAGAGTATCAATAACACTCTCACCTCTTTTATATTTGTAATAATTATGTTGAGGTAATAACTCAACAATGCTTTTACCTAAAAATCCAGTCGATCCTGTAATGTATATTTTCATAATTTATCACACATTTCAATAAAATTAGCTACCATCTTTAAATCTAGTTCCTGTACATCTAGACAATGATCTGTTACTTTATCTATTGTATCTATAGCCCATTGCTTTTCATCTAACCCAAAAGCAATTCCATATTTATTAAATGGAAAATATTCTTTCCATAAATCTGATGGTGTTTTTGTATTAGGTATTACTATTGTAATACAACCACATAAAGCAGCAAGAGTTACCCAAAAACACTCATTATCATAACAATAAAAATATTTACACCTATTTAACATCTGAGCTGCTTCAATCCAATTGTTATCAAACTTACTAAAGTCAACAGAGTTATCTGGGTGTTGTTTGGTGGTAATTCCCCCTTTCTTTATAAAAAACATTGACTCAATATCTCTTGTCTGATTTGTATTTTTAAATAAATCATAGTCAATAAACGTACACCTCATATGACCATCCACTCTATCTTCGTATTCAAAAAATGGTGAATATTTAAACACTAAATCAGTATCAAGTTTTTTATCATAATATCCCTTACCCACTCCTGCACATTTACCAGGTGTATTTAATATCCATCTAGCTACGTGTTTAAATTTAAAGGGGTTACCATGTACAATTTCTGGATACACAACAACCCATTCATCTGCATTCATTTCCCTCCCACCTATAAATGGAGCATTTAATTTATGATGAGATTCTCTTGATGTAACATAAGCTTCACGACCTAATTTTATTATATCGTTACAGAGTTTATGCATAGCAACTATACCACCACTTGATGGCATAAAACATTCAATACTTACTAAAAATTTTTTTTTCATAAATTACCCCATTTGCTATAAAATACACCAGCTTGTTTATGTGTCATTGAATTTAATTTTTCTTTATTTGTAACTGTATCATGTGAACTACTATTATCATGATAAACTCGTGATGATACAACTAAAGCATGCTTTACATTATTAGCTTCTAGCGTCTTACCATAGTCATTATCCTGATACCAAAATGCAAATGCTTCATCAAATAATTTGCATTTATCTAGTATACTTCTATGTAAAACTATACACCAACCAGCTATTTCATGTGCAGCTCTATAGCCGAAATAACTGTTATTATTACCCGCTAACCCATGAATTGGGTGCCAGTTAGGTTCATACGGAGATAAAGATAAAACATCTGGATTATCTTTTTGAAATATCATTAATTTTGTAAACCAATTTTTTGTAAAAATGACATCATTATTTGATATTACTATCCAGTCAGATTCTGTTTTAGTTAAACCAAAATTTAAAAATCTATTATAATTAAATTCTTCATTAGGTGTTATAACAGTTGAATTATGATATAAAAATCCCTTGTCTAAATAGTTTGTATTTGTTTCAACAATTATCTCATTAAATTTATAAGAAGTTTCACTAGCTCTTAGTGTGTTTAATGCTCTCGTTGTTAGACCGTAATGTTTAAAATCTGTTGTATTAGATAATATAATTATATCTATTGTTTTACTCATAATTATAATAACTCCTTTACATCTTTATAGTATTGTATTCTTACTTGTTCACCTATTGTCTTTAACATTTTATTTGGGTGTGTACCACCAAAATCGACATCTGTGTCACCTTTTGTTGCATCATATGATTGAACCCGCCATGACATACCTTCATAATGTATAAATTTTTTATATCTTAAATCAAAATCTCCAATTAATAACTCATTATTGATTACATCTTCAAACATCGTTGAACCTATGTTATAAACTTTATCGTTGGTCAGTCTACTTAATTTAGTTCGCTCTTCATCAAAAAATTTTATTCCAAATTTGTTTAAATTTTCACTATCAATAAAACAAAAACTAGGGTCAACTCTAGGATATAATTGCTTACCACCTTCATTATATACCACACGACCAGCTAGAGTTAAATTATTATCTACAAATTTATTAAAAATACCTGATATATCGGATGTTATAATAACATCTGAATCTAATAATAAAACATATTTGGTTGTTATTTGTTGTAGTCCAAAATTTACACCACGACCGTGAACTTCACCCTTAAAGTTTAAAAATTTAATACCATTTTCAATTAATATTTTTTCAGAATTATCATCAGATGATGTATTAATAACTACAAATTCAACATCCAAACAACTATATTTATCAATAGATTTTTTTAAATTTACAATCAAATCTGGTGTATTATAATTACAAGTTAAAATAGTGAGATTATGCATATTCAAAAAATTTGTTTTATTAGCTTTAATTTGTTTGTTATACATTCAGTTGTAGCAAGAGGTATATGTGTGGGTATAAACTGGTGTTTGTTTGCGAATATATTCATAGCTTCTTGTACTTTCTGACTGTGATCTGGTTTTGACGAAATTGTGGATTTTTCTATACACCACTCTTCATCGCCTAAATATTCCCAGGAATTTTCAATATCAGCAAAATACCAAAAAGGTGGATGCATATCAGCTTTTATAATCCTATAAGTATGATCTACATGTTCAAATGCATTATAATATGCTTCATCAATTAACCCTACCTGCTTTATACATGTTCGAGTATAAAAGGAAAATGCTCCTACGCAGTGAGGGTATAACGGTAGCTTAATTTTACCATAATCAATTATTACTCTTGGATTAGGTTTACCACCTGGCCACGATTTATTCATCATACCATGTTGCGAGAAATTGAAATGTTGTATACCTGTGATTTTTGAAGCTTCAATATATCGCTCAAAAACAGACATATCTTTGATAAATATATCATCTTCAATCAAAAATAAATAATCACATCCTTTTTCCATGAGATATGATAATGCTTTATTTTTTGACTTACCAACACCTAGGTTAGTTTTATTTTCAATCAATTTACCGTTACCGATATCAAATGGTAACGGATTACCATCATTTACTACTACAACCTCATCTATCTGCGCAGGTATCAATGAATTAATACACTTGCGTAAAAGCTCTGGTCTATTATAGGTTATAATACCTACCCCAATTTTCATATTTTAATTTAATATACAATCGATTGAATTCAACATAAATATATTTGTATGCAGACAAATGGTAAAGATATTTACGTGAACATCAAAGAGCTACCTCTTATCAATCAAGTACAAGCTGGTGATTTTTTTATTGTTGAAACAACAGCTGGGACTAATATTGTAGATTTTTCTAATATTATTATACCACCTGAAAACACCACTTTTTACGGTGAAATTGAACAACTTCAAACTGATGTAAATGCTTTATCAACTCTTTATGTTTTGCAAAATGCATTAATCGCTACTGTATCAGGCATTTTAGATACTAAAATTGACACTGTATCTGCGGAACTCACCACTCAAGTTGAAAACTTATCCACTGTATATTATCAAAACTTTCTATTTGTACAAGGAGGTGGTACATGGCGCGCTAGTGCAGATTCCCTTGCATCACAACAAGGTGTAAGATGCTCTTATCAGAGAAATGATGTAGGCAATTATACTATATTTTTTAATGATACTATTGCTGCGTGTAATGCTTCATCAGACCGAGATGTTACAATTGTTACTAGTGTAGCTGAAAACATAGCGACAATTGAAACCTACAACCTTTCGTATGTATTTGATGTATCAGGTGGATCTAGTGCATTTTCACCTATTACTGCAATCGATACAACTTTACTTAGAGAACCAGCAGATGCTCTGCTATTAACTGTAATAGCATTCTAATATTACTTTGTTTTTTTAATCTCGTCAGTTAGCTTAATAATTTCATCATCGTGAGTTTTTTGCTCTTTTTGATCTTTGAGTAATTGCTCCATAATCTCTAACTGTTCACTACTAAAGATACTATGCTCTTCACCGTAAGGATCACCGCTTTCACTAACGTAATCTCCAATAGTTAAAAGTCTGTTTTCTCTTGAACCATAAACATCAATAACACAAGGTGAATCATTTTTAGGCCAAAATACATCAGCATCAAAATTAGTTTTAAATTGATCAATAATACCTTTAAATATTTGATCAATTTGATCCCTATAGATGATACTTACATCTCTAAATTCATCATCAACGATACCAAAATCACATTTATCAGCAGGTATATAAAAGATAATATCGATATTTCTCATCGACTCTTTTACCATATCAATAGTTTCATCGACAAACTTACCTTCAATAGAACCAGGGTGATGTCTATATGCCCAAAGAGTATATACAAGATTATCTAAGAGACAGCGATCATAAACAATTTTATCACCTTGTTTATTTTTCTTGATCTCACCATACATCCAATCACGGATTATACGTTGGGTTTCTTGAGTTGTGTTTGAAGAATGGGTAAGTTTATTCTCTTTAATTACATCTCTATAACCTTTATCTAAAGTTTTATATTGTGGCCAACATGTTAAAAAGTCTTTTACTAAAGTTGACTTACCTGTGTTTTGAGCTCCGGAAAACGCGATACGCATAATCTTATATAATAGTGTCAGTTAAAAATTCAATACCGTTTATTTGAGTGTTAACAAATAAAGTAAATGATTAAATTCACCCTCAATTTCATCCTTTAAATTGAGCAAATCGTTATCTTGTTCAGTAAGAGCATCAGAAAGTTCAGACATTAGTTGGTCTCTATAGTCTTTAATTGTAGTTGCAAGCTCAGGCTTGTATGTGAAAGCTTTAAATTTATACTCTATCTGATCTGTAGGTCTACCGTATTTGCCGTAATATGTTTCAATTAGTTTATCAAATAAACCATCTAAGGATTCATAAGCTTCACCTAAAGCTTTATGTTCAGCATAACTACGAGTCTGCCAGTGAAAGATTTTAATCTGATTTAAGATTACTAAAAATGGGGTTATTTTCATTTGTTATTTAGTTATATTGTAAATGTAGTGATCAGACGTTTGTATTTTGCGATTATTCTCTACAGAATATATATTCGTATCAATAATATATCCAGGATTTTTTTCAATGCGATTTTTAATCCAAGCATCATCATACCAAATTATCCTATTGTTTGGGTATGCAAAAAAATTACCTTCATCCATTTTAAAAACATGAGCACATTTATGCTCTGGTGTTTCAGAAAAATTAAAGTCTGTATTAGCTTTATTTTCCCAAGACCAATCCAAAGTAAACATATATGTACCTTCTAACTTTTTTTGCTTATAGGTTATCAATTCAGCTCTGAGACCAGCAAGTCTATGTCTTACTTGCACATCAACATATGGAGAAAAACAATCCCAATACATATGTTCGTTAAGTGGTCGAACTGGAGCATCTTTTTTCCAGCAAAATGCAGTGATAGGTCTACGAGTCCAATTAACACCATTTTCTAAAAATGCTTCAAAAAGTGGTACTCGTTTTTCAATTGAAGCAACGCTATGCACATCACATAATGTAAAATCATTATGACCTGTTAAATGATTAAACATATATTCATTACGAATATAGCATGTTATGGTTGGTATATTATGATTTAGATACATATATTAAACTTTTAGTGCACGATCCCAAACCAACAAATGAAGTCGTGGACTAAAATTAACGTTCATTGCTTTTGCATATTCTGCAACTGCTGGGGCTTTCTCAATATGTTCTTGCCGAGAACCACAACAAGGCATAAACCAAATTCGTGATGTTAACACATTAATACCTTTATCATCTTTAACATATTTACTCCAAATTTCTTCAATATCTTTATCAGAAGAAACAACAAATTTAAATCCAGATCCATGAACTGCATGCCATCTCAATACTTCTGGCTTATAAGTTTTATCTTCAGGATCACCATTATGTCTAAGTTTAGGTGATGTGGTGAATGTAGCATCAAATATATCTTTCCATATTGGATCTGGAATTAATGTTGCATTAGTTTCAAAATCAATAAGTGGACACATACCGAGTTTTTCTACTAAGTACTCAACAAATTTAATTAATTGTTTTTCTTGAATAAGAGGTTCACCTCCAGTTAATTTTAAAATTGCACCATTCCTAAGTCTATCTGCAAAATTTTGATTAACAAAAAATTCTTCCCAAATATCTTTGAATGACATTTTATTTTTTACTGACCATGAGACATATGAATCACAACCATGAGGTGAGCTTTCTGATGCAAAACCTTTGCAAGTTAAGTTACACATCGACATTCTCATAAACACAGAAGGCTGCCCAATGTATTCACCTTCTCCCTCTAAAGTATAAAACAATTTATCGTCAGATAAAAATATAGTTTCGTTTTCTAAATCCATATTTATATTATAATTGACACTTTCAAAAACTCAACATTTTTACTGTAAAATACTCTAAATATTTGTATGACCAAAAAACCTCGACGTCGGGATGAAAATCCTGAGTTAGTTGCAGAAATTTATGAAAACATTAATAAAAATGCTGTACTAAATTATGAGATAAAAACACCGTTCCAGTTTAATGATAAACATAAAGAGTTTTTGCAGTTATTACAGACAAATAAAACGAAAATGGTATTTGTAGACGGACCTGCAGGTACAGCTAAGACATATATTGCTGTCTTAGCTGGTTTACATCTTTTAAAAGAACATTATATTGATCAAATTTTTTATATCAGATCAATTGTAGAATCTGCATCAAAGCAGATGGGATCACTTCCTGGTGAAGTAAATGATAAATTTTTACCGTGGTCAATGCCACTAATTGAAAAAATTACAGAAATTAGCAGCAAATCTACAGCTGATAACCTCTATAAAAGTGAGATGATTAAAGGTATACCTGTTAACTATTGTCGTGGTCTTACCTTTAATCGATCTCTTGTAATCGTTGATGAATCACAAAATTTAAGTAAAGAAGAACTAACTACCATTCTTACTAGATTTGGACATAAATCCAAGTACGTAATCGTTGGTGACACATTTCAAACAGATATTAGAAATTCTGGATTTAGAGATGTGCTCAACGCATTCAATACACCATTTAGTAAAGATAATGAGATCTATTGCTTAAAGTTTGGTATAAACGAAATTGTACGTTCTGAAATACTAAAACATATTGTTAAAGTATTAGAAGGTATACCTAAATATCATCCCCACCTCGTTCCAGCAAATAATCCTGAGTAATTACCACTAGTTGCTCGCTTACCTACTGGAGCTGCATTACTTTCTGTAGCTACCTGTTCTTTTTCTACTTCAGCTACCTGTTGTTCTACATGTTGCTGTGCTTTTTTAGCTTCATTTTCAAGATATGTTTTTACAATAGCTTCAGCATCTTCTGTAGTTGGTGTAAAAATTGAATTATCTACATAACGAGGATTAGAATAAATTGCTGAGTTTCTATCATGTTCAAATACTTCAACTTTTTCAACCCAACGTAGTTCACCATATTTTGATTTTAAATAATTAGTTGCAACTTCGAAGCAAATTTCAGCAACTCTTTCAGCACCAACACCTCTTTCGAAAATACGAAGATCAACAATACCTTTTTCATTAAGGGCTTTAAAATCTTCTAGATGAGGATCATCTGCTGCTACACAAAGAGTATGATCAAAGATACCATTTAATGTATTTTTAATCTCATCAAGTTCACCAAAGTCAATAATCCAATTACGACCATCTAAAAATGGACCTGCGAAATTAAACTTTGCTTTTAATTCATAACCATGAATTTTTGAACAATGACTATGTGTTGCTCTCCACTGACGGAATGCACAAGAACCAAGACTAATTAATTTTGTTGAAGAATATATACTGCTACTCATACATTTATTATAGCTGGTATTTTTATCTTTTCAACTTTTTTTTTATTAGATGTTATGACTTTATTTAATATGGTATGAGATCAAAAATCAACTGACTATTTTTTTATTATTTTTATCTTGAATATTGTAATTAATAAGCCATAATATAGTGAATATGAGTCAAAAATATGATATTAAACAAGCAGAGCAAGCTTACGGTCAATTTCTAAGTGCACTTGGCTTCGATTGGCAAAATCATCCGCATATGGAAGATACACCTCGTCGAGTTACTAAAGCATGGGTTAACGATCTAGCAGCAGGTTGCTTTATGGATGAACCTAAAATTACTGCATTTACTAATGATGGTCAATATGATGGTATGGTATGTCAAACTAATATACCTGTTGTGAGTATGTGTGCACATCATAACTTACCTTTCTTTGGATATGCTCACGTAGCTTATCTACCAGATCCAGATGGTAAAGTAATTGGTTTATCTAAACTAAATCGTATTGTTGATTATTTTTCACGCAGACCTTCTGTACAAGAAAATTTAACGATGAGTATTCACAAATATATTAGTGATTTATGTATTAATAATAAAGGTGTTGCAATTATGGTTGAAGCAAATCATACTTGTTGTTCTTTGAGAGGTATTAAACAAAATTCAACTATGCGTACAGCTCGTATGTCTGGTTCATTCCATGAGACGGGTGATAATAGTAGAAATGAATTTTATAAATTTATTGAATTTGCTCAAGGTAGTAGATCTTTGGTTTAGGAAATAAAATATAATTCAGTTATGAATATTTTTGTAACTGATAAAGATCCTGTTGTATCTGCAATCAATCTTTGCGATCAACATGCAAGATCTAAAATGATTATTGAGTCCTGCATTATGCTTCAAAACGCATTTTCGCAGGACTCGTTGTCTCATGAGACATGTCCTAGAACTAAAGCTGGGTCAGTACGTCGTAGAGGTAAAGGTTATGCAAAGCATCAATGTACTCTTTGGACGATTGAATCTCAAGCAAATTTTGAGTGGTTACTTGACCATGCTCTTGCGATGGTTGATGAACGTAATTTTAGATGGGTTGGTAGCCCAGAACATTTTAGTTCAATATTTTTAAAATGGTGTGATCAAAATCGAAATCATACTATTGTTGAGCAACGTGGTTTAACACCATTTACGGTTGCAATTAGTAAGGATAGTAAATGCCGTCAAACTAAAGGTTTTGATAAGCTATCTGTTATTGATCAATATAAGCAATATATTATACACGATAAAGATTTTGCAACTTGGACAAAGAGAAAACAACCTTGTTGGTATCAGAAAATATCATAAGGAAAGTCGTTATAATAAAGGTGTAAAGAATGAAAGTAGTAATACAATTAATTTAATACAACTTCACAAATTTACTAAAAAGTGCATTTTTGATGTGGATAATTAGGCCGTCTGATATAAATAATTTCAGATGAACCAAAATCTAACATATCTCAAACAGCGCGCCTTTAGTAAAGGTTGCGAGGGATATGATTGGTCTATTCCGATGCCTCAATCGATTTTAAGATAATAATTAAAAAAGATAGTTGAGATAAAGGAAATAGATTATAATATTAGAATAATAAATAAGGTTCACGACGAGGGATAACCAAAATAGCCCAAGAGCTCGCAGAATGCGACGGAGATGAAAGTCTACAGTGATTAATAATAAAGAAAAATAGCATATGGGTTTGTAACGATATCGTGAAGTTGCCTGGTGTAGCCACCAAAAACTATCTATTTTAACCCTGTGAAGCAAATCTGGAGATTGCGCTCGCCTGAAGAGTGAGACGGTAAGGTTCGATTCCTTACACAGGGACCATTTATGGGGTAGCGCTGAAGTTGGAGAGTCAGGACAGACTGTAAATCTGTAGCCTCTGCGGCTGAGTTGGTTCGAATCCAACCTACCCCACCATTTATGTCGGCTTCTACCCGACCTCTGAAGTTCAGACTTTCGGTGATCTGAAGTAAAAGAAAACACCGTCCAATTTATGGAAGAATGGCTGAGCCTGGTTTAAGGCGGCGCACTTGAAATGCGTTGAGGCCTAAAAACCTCCGTGAGTTCGAATCTCACTTCTTCCTCCATGCGTTATGGATGTGATGGCTGCATATGACCTTGCCAAGGTTATTGAATGGGCTCGAATCCCATATAACGCTCCAATTTTTATGCTGGATTACCCAAGTGGCCAAAGGGGATGGTTTTGTAAACCATTGCGATAGCTTCGTGAGTTCGAATCTCACATCCAGCTCCAATTTCAAAAGCGGTGTAAATGTTAATGGCTGCACACCTGACTTCCAATCAGAAGGAGAGGGTTCGATTCCCTCACACCGCACCAATTTCAACAGGATATAGCGCAGTCTGGTAGCGCACTCGCCTTGGAAGTGAGTGGTCGTTGGTTCGAATCCAACTATCCTGACCAATTTAGGCGGCAGGTCAATGGCCATTTATGATGTGTGTGGGAGCCAGATATTGATTATTGATGCATAGATAGCGGAATAAGCACATCAGCCTAATTAATTTTCAACAGGATATAGTTGTAGCCTGGTAGCACACTAGATTTGGGATCTAGAAGCGCGAGTTCAAATCTCGCTATCCTGACCAGTTTATAAGATCGGCCCGGAGCATACCCGATAAAAAGGCACTTAGAAAGAAACCTTCGCATAGCGAAAACTTACCAAAGACCGGCCCATATGGAGAGTTAACTAGACAAGGCGCTAGGGATGTTTGCTAAACATCACGCACTTCCTAAAAAGAGGTGTGCGGGGCAGGACCGCAGCTCTCCTCCATTTTTGTAGAGCAGCAATGCTAGTGTGTGGCCGAAAGACTGATGGTGAGGCGTTTCGGGTAAAACCTCGCAACCATCCTACAATTTCAAATGCCCCTGTAGCTGAGCAGCTTTAGCAATGGACCGATAAACCATAGACGTTGGTGCAAATCCAACTAGGGGTGCAAATTTCAAACCTTCTGTAGCTGAGTGGTTTAGCTCTGTCTTGATAAGGCAGCGACGCAGGTTCAATTCCTGCCAGAAGGACCAATTTATATCCGGTAATGTTCCAAGGCTGGCGACTTAGACTCCAAATCTGAGTGGGTGGGTTCGATTCCCACACCGGGTGCCATTTTAAATGCCTCGTTAGTGTAATGGAAAGCACGTTTCGCTACGAACGAAAAAGTAGGAGTTCGAATCTTCTATGAGGTACCATTTCCGCGCAATAGTGTAAGGTAAAGCACGCTGGCCACACTGGTGCCAGAGGAAGGGTGAAAAGCCTGATGCGCCACCATTTCAAATACTCTCGATGCTACAGTAGATCGGCACCCGGCTCTTAACCGGATATGATGAGGTTGCAACTACCTCCGAGAGTACCAATTTCAAATGCCCGTATAGCACAACTGGTAGATGCATATGATTTAGGATCATAATGTTGGGGGTTCGAATCCCTCTACGGGTACCAATTTCAAATGGCTCCTTAGTGTAATGGTTAGCACAGAAGATTTTGAATCTTTTAGTCCAAGTTCGAGTCTTGGGGGAGCTGCCAATTTCAAAAGCCTCTATAATTCAATGGTAGAATGATCGTTTCATACGCGATAAACGCTGGTTCGATTCCAGCTAGAGGCACCAATTTCAAAACATCCTAAAGCCACAGTAGACCGGCACCGGACTTTTAATCCGGTATGGTGAGGTTGCAACTACCTCTGGGATGACCAATTTCAAAAGGAAATAAGTTATAATAAAAGAGTAATTAATTTAAATGACGGTGTAGATTAGTTGGTTAAATCGTCACGCTTTCAACGTGAAGACCGCGGGTTCGATCCCCGTCGCCGTTACCAATTTCAAATAGAGCTGAAGTCAAACAGCATTGACACTCGCCTGTCGAGCGAGATATAGAGTGGGGGCAGCACCCATCAGCTCTGCCAATTTCAAATTGCAGGTAAGTGGTCTAGTGACCATTCTGGGCTCATAACCCATAGAGCGCGGTGCGATTCCCGACCTGCATCCAATTTTATGAAACAACCAATCTTCGTTATCAATAAAAGTAAAATCAAAGAGATAGTTGAGCATCAGTGTAAGTTTACAGGAATTCCTTATTCTCTAGATTGGGGTCATATTAAATCAATTGAAGAACTTTTTGAAAAACTCGATAACGAGGCAACTGAATTTGGGTGTATTAGAATGCATCGAGTTCATGATTGCATCTACAGCTTTGAGTCACATAAGATGATTACCAATGCAAATAGAATGCTCGATAGAGTTTTTGCATTGTGTAAAATATACAGAGAAGATTTAAACAAAATTTTAGTTGAACAACAATTAGACAGAATATATATTGTTGCAGATAAAAATCCCCAGTAGCTCAGTGGTAGAGCGGACGGCTGTTAACCGTCATGTCGTACGTTCGAACCGTACCTGGGGAGCCAATTTAATAGTTGATTCAGATAGGAAAGATATTATAATAAAGTATGACAAAAACATATGACCAACTTAAAGAACTAACTGAAGCTTTTGCAATTGATGATGAAAAATTCATCAACGGTAAATCATCTGCAAGTACAAACGCACGAAAGCGTCTACAAGAGATTATCGTACTAGCTAAAGCTCGTCGTAATGAAATTACAGCAGAGAAAAATGCTCGTAAAGAGACAAAAGTTTCAGAGTAGGTAAATTGCCCGAATAGCTCAACGATAGAGCGCCCGCCTTACACGCGGATTGTTGTAGGTTTGAATCCTACTTCGGGTACCATTTTATGGGGCGTTAGTGATAATGGTAGCACATGATCCTTGCACGGTTGAAGAAAGGGTTCGAATCCCTTACGCTCCACCAATTTTGATAGTAAGGAAAGACGCAGGTTGCGTGTAATGAGAAAATAATGTGAGGGGCCGGGTAAGACCTGAAATGCATTGCAATGCAAAGTATGATAATACTGGACGGAAGCATTATGAAGTGTATATTACAAACGGAGAATGGGCAGAGAGGGATCTGTAGATAGACCAGATACTCTTGGATACCTCACCGGCTATCGATATTCAGAAATATTCAACTAACTGTCAGTTTCGTTGCTGTTCCTGGCACTTTGGCTGTTCAGATTCACGTCTGACTGGGTGCGCTTGCACAAGCTCATTGAATGGTTTCTGAGGCACTCGTTGAATTAGCTACTCAATAGAGTGTCAACAATTTTCAAATGCGCAATGAGCCAGCTGATGTAGGTGGCGGTCTGCAAAATCGCTTAGCAGGGTTTGATTCCCTGATTGCGCTCCAATTTAAATGCCTGGTTCGTTCAACGGATAGGACAAGGCTCTTCTAAAGCCTTTATGTGGGTTCGATTCCCGCACCAGGTACCACTTTCAAAATCTCTTCGTATCATAAAAGTAATGTCATCGCCTGTGAAGCGATCTAAGATGGAGCATTACCATCCAAGAGAACCACTTTCAATGCCCTGGTAGCACAATTGGTAGATGCATCGGATTTAAGATCCGTGTGTTGTCGGTTCGAATCCGACTCAGGGTACCAATTTACTACATGAAAGAAGAAGAAACATTACAACAAATGCTCAACAAGTGTTTACGAAGAAACATAGTATTTGATTTTCATGGACGAAAATGTAGAGCAAATTTAAATCTAACATTACAATACATTGCATCCTTAGATTTTGAGGGCAGTGATATTTCTAAAGAGTATGTGGATTACCCCTCATTGCAAGACATTAATTTCTTTATGAAAGTTGAAAAATATCTTAAAGCTGAAGGGTTCTTCGATATATGATCATCTGGCAGTTGCAATGAGGTATTTATAAATTTAAAATCTAACAAATTTTTATATAAATATATGCATGATGGATTCACGCAGAAATATTCTCAAAAAAATGATTGGTACATTGATAGCTTCTTTTGCTAAACCAATACAAGCTTTACCTGCAGCAAAAAGACTTTCATCTGTTGGCAGCGGATTAAAAGGTGCTACAATCAACATTGGTAGATTTAAAAAAGGCGATTGGTATAATATTTTTTCGACTATTACCACTAGTGATAACGCAAAAATATTTGCACAAAAAGCAAATCAACAATTGAGTTCAATCAAAATAAATGATGAATTAGCAAAAGCAATTGTGAATTATGTTGCAAAAGATGGGGATACATTTGCAGATTATGTACAAGAAACACTATTAGATAAATTTCCAAGTAATAAAAATTTTACACCAGAAGATGTCGAACAATTTGTGCAGCACCCTCTAGACAAAGCCATGGAGTTTTTAAAAGATCCTAAATATCATTCAGCCGGTGACATTTATTTTAAAAACGCAATGGGTGAACCAAGAGTATTGTACCCTGCTGAAAAAATGATAGATAAAGGGTTATTTCACGGTGATCGAGAAATAATAAGCACTATTGATTCAGTTATCAACGATGCAATCAAGGTTGTCAAGAGTGAAATGGGTGAAAAGAAAAAAGAAAAAGCATATGCTAACAGCATTGAATACTCTCCAGCAGATTATCTTGGAGGTGCGCCGCAGGGTGGTTCTGAACAGCACGGATACAAACTTGCAGTTGATCATCACACCACTGACATGAAAAATTTAATTGCACTGTATGAACAGGTGCAACAACATCATTGATGGTTGGCTGTTGCAATGAGGTACAAGCCCAACGCAATGCCAAAAATTCCTAAAATTATAAATAAATAGTCCATAAGGACTGCAGTTCAAGCTAAGGCAAAACTTTTGCTATAGCGATGAAGATTGCAGTAATGCAAAAAAGTCCTAAAAACATTTCTAATATTTCAAGGACATTCATATCATTATTTATGTTTGGTGTTAGATCAAAATTTAAAACAATAGTGGAACTCTAAAGGAAATACATTATAATAGTAGTAAGTAACAAAACAATTACTACAAAATATATGACAAATACATTAGAACAAGTAAAAGACAAAGTAAAGCAACACACAATCGTACCTTTTAATACTCAGCATATTACATGTGAGCATAATCGACTTATTATCGCTGATAAGTACTCAACGACCAATACCAGGCGAATTATGGATGCAATCGGTATTCGTACAAATCTTTCAAAAGAGATTTTTGCAAAGCCAGCAGAAAATTGGGATTCAATTCGTACCGCATTGAATACTATTGATAAAAATAAGCAGTTTACCTGTATTGTTGATCACAATAATAACGTTAATACGCTAGTTAATTCTAACGTAAAAGAAAATACTCAACTCAATTTTGATGAACGTCTTGATGAGCTCTTCAATACTATTGACGAAAATATTAATCACAACCTGCAACGTATCGAATGGAATAGCGAAACGTGTAATGTAGAAGTGCATACTGTTGGTGGTGATGATATTAATTGCGGCCTCGGTGATCTTTGGAAGTTCGGAGCAACCTCTATTATTGGTCACGCAAGTCAGCAATTTGCAAATTACTTTTTGCGTCTTATGTGCACAAATGGTATGACTACTCGTGAGCAACTTGCATATCGTGTGGCAGCTGTTAGTAAGAATATCGGTAAGCAATTTTTGAAATTCGCTAATAACGATAGTATAATTAGCAGTGTTAAACCTCGCGTTGATGCTCTACGAAATGCTCGAGCCTCTCTATATGAAGTCAATTGTGTTGCAAGTCAACTTAATAAAGAATCTCGTGAACGTTTTATGCCTCAATATTCAAGTATTGTTGCTGACTTCCATAACGCTGGTCATTCAGTTGATAACTTTAGCGCAAAACGTCAGAAGTTTATTTATACAGATGAAAATCTATATGATGTATTCAACCTTGCTACCAATCTTGCAAGTCATGAACGTAGTGTTATTGGTAATGATACTGCAATGCGCTTGAATAAATCTGCTGGTGAAATCTTTACTAATGGACCAAATCTCAAGTTTAACTTACTTGATATTTACAATAAGTAAGTTAAAAGTGGTTGCAGGTTAATCACGTAAAACCCCTGCATTAAATAAATAACATAGATGATAACATTTAGTCAATTTTATTTTAACGAGAGTTACGAACTTGCAGAACCAAACTTCAATACAATTGAAGAGTTTTTGCAATCGATTACCACCGACACTAGAACTGGTAAACCGATGACTTTAAAAGAATTCGCTGATAAAGTGTCTTATCTATCTTTATATACGATGAATAAACATGGAATAGGACCATCTGGTGAACATCGTGATAAAAAATTATCAAAGCTACTACAAACATTAAGTTTGTTTTTCCATCAAAACATCATGTGGCCAGTAACACAACCGTTAAGAGCTAAAATGAATGAGTTGCATGCGGAACCTGAGTTTAATAAAAAACGTCATTCATTAATGAGACAGAAAATGGAAGCAAGACGTAATGGTGATACATCATTGCTCGATCAACTAGATCATGAACTATCTAGTTTAAGAAATCCTAATCGTGATCAAATTGACGATTTTAATGATCAGATTAATGCTGCTGGAGAAAAAGCTAAAAATACAGCTATAACATCAGAATATTTTACACCTCAAACTGAGGAAGCTGGACAAACATACCAGCATATTTACAACGATTTTGAAGATTTAAAAAACTAATAGTTGATCTGTAAAATAAAGACATTAAATTTAATAACACTCCAGTAGCTCAATTGGCAGAGCGGAAAGCTTATACCTTTCGTATGGCCCAGATTAGGCCGCGGTTGTCGGTTCGATCCCGGCCTGGAGTACCATTTAGATTAAATAAAGGTATGATTACCTTTGCTGAATACTTCAATATTACCGAAAAGAAGAGCGTTCACGATCCTGTTAGACCAGGTATACTAAAGAGACAGACAAAAGGTAAGATGACTTGTTCTAAAGCGAGAGCGTTAAAATCTAAACAGAAGAACAAAGGTAACAATACAGCTAAAGCTGCTCAGAGATACTTAAACTATCATTGTTAATGCAAAGTTTAAGTATCTCTTTTACTAAATTTTCTTCATAACCCCTTTCAAAACGGAAAACATTTGTTGCTTCAGATGAAGCAACTTCCTGGAATAATAAATCTGTATCTGCATATTTTCCTGACCCAGGATGAACGCAATACACTATAATATCTGGTGTAAATATTTTTCGTAATTCTTTTGTAGGACAAATAAAGTCACAAACAACAACTTTATCACCACAATTATCAGCTAAAAGCTTCATACAAAAAGCTTGACGGGTTCGACCGGTAATAGTAAAATCAGTGTTACGAGTTAATTCTCTAATGAAATCACCGTTAAAGTGAGAGAACTCAATATGCTCTCTCAAATATTTGGTAAAAAAACTTTTACCACTTCCACTACGACCACAAATTAAAATTTTCAAAACTCAATAGTCTACTTCGATATTGTTATCAAAAATATTTTTAGCGTCTACATCTATTAGAGCATCTAATTCATCTCTAATAAAGTCTTTACCAATGAGTACAGGGTATTCATTACTAGCTCTATTACCAATAGAGAATTTTACATTATCAAATTCTCTATCTCCAATTTTTATATCAAACTCAACAACTGGTCTTTCTTCGAAGTTACCTGCACCGACGTTAATCTTAATATGATTTGCAATTGGTTTGGTGATGGTTCTACCATTAATTGTATTAAACGTAACTGTGTCATCTTTAACAGATACATTATCACCATGCAATACGTTAAAAGCACCGTTACCACTATCAACTTTAGCTTGTACTTCACCGATATCATTAATGTAAATGGTTTCAATTAAACCAATTACCGTTTTTTCGTTAAAATATTTTTTGAAATTAATCATATTATTCGCAGCCGCATCCTTTATTTTGGTGTTCATAATCTAACCAATGATACACAGAAGAGATATAATCAGATGCTTTAGTAATTTTAGAAGCTACCCAACCTTCAAGCCCATCTGTTTGGTCTACCATATCGTAAAGCTTTTGAGAATACTCTGCAAGCTTTTTAAGATCAGCTTTTGCCATATGAATCTCACTAGGATCACTTTCATCCACGTTGTGACCTTCTGAATCACTAGCCATACCAGGCATATGGGTTTCTGGTGATAGATTAGATGCCCTTGTTATAAAAATAGCATTTTCATATAAAGCAGCAATAGAAATTTTATCCTTTTTATCCATATAGTTATTTAATACGTTCTCTTATTGCATTATAAGTTTTATTTACTAAAATACTCGGTATCATACGAGACATACCCTGCTTGAAAAGATCTATATCATTATCGAGAGCAGCTTTTCTGAGCTTTGAAGCACTCATACCTTCAACTCCCTCAGAATCTGGGTCTCTTTCACCTGCTGATTCAAACTTATAATCTTTAAATTGAAAAGGAATATTACCTTTTGAATCAGGTTTACCGTTATATTTAGCAACCAAACCTTCAAACTCTGGAATTCGATCACTACCAGCAATATGTACCACGTTCGTATACCCTTTATCTTGCAAATCTTTTAGCACAGAAATTAAATTAGCACCAGATTCCAAAATTTGAATATTTGGTGGTGTCATATACTTTAGGATTTCTTCTTTCTCTTTAAAAGATAGTGGGTCCTTTTTGTTGTTTTGTGTATGTGACGGTACCAGAAATCCATCACCGTTAACACTCTTTGTTACATCAGCTAGTTTATTAATAAGCTTCTCGTGACCAACAGTAGGTGGGTTATAGCGACCATATGCTATAACAGCGGTTTTATCTGTTTGCTCTAAAAAGAATTGTTTAAATGTATTCATTGTTGGGTTGGTGGTATAACCTGAGCTCCAGGTCTACCAGATTGGAAGTTAGCTGCTGAAAATTCTTTTCGATCTACAAATTTTGTAATATCTGGACCACCCTTTGTTCTGGAAACAGCAAATCCTTCTGGTTGTGTTGTTTTCCATGCATTAGGACCTGCATCTAAATATGTACCAAGTGATGAATTTTTAGTCATCTCATTAAAGATTTTAACAAGATTATTTTTAAGCATCGCGATTGTTTTAGTAACATCAAAAACCAACTTAATAGACTTGCGTAAACCTTTAAGTTCATTTGTTGTAGCCTGTAGTTGTGCTTGTTTTCTAGTTTTACCTGCTTCACTTTTCAATGCATTAATTTCTTTTTGATATCTACTAGCAATATAATTAACAAACTGCTGCGAAGAAATATTTGTATTATCTAAAAACTTACCTGTACGAATTTCAGAGTTAATGTATGCTTTTAATTCCATTGCATACTTTTGAATGCCTTGAAAATCAATCTGATTAAGAACTTTTTGAATTTGAGCTTTCTTATTATCAACATCTTTTAAAAGCATACCCATGATCCGTTGATTTGGATTAGCTTGTTTGTCAATTAAAACATTGAATACAAATACACTATTCGAACGAGAAAATTCAGATGGTGAAGTGGTATATTTTTTAACCTTTAAAATACCACCAACAACTTCATATTCAATATGGATTGCAACACCAATCTTAGCGTTTTGAATATCTCTACCATACGGACTATCTGGAGAAACAGCATATTTGATAGTATTAGGCTTGAAAGCTATAAAATTATTGTAGTTAGTAACACCATCAATTGTATTTGGTTTTTCCATCTGCTTGATTTGATCATCAAACATATAATCCATTTGATATATACCTTTAAGGTTGAGAGATGGTAAGTACTGTAAAGCTAGTTTAAGTTTTTCAGCTAAACCTGGACTTGAACTATGATTAACATCAATATCTTCAACTGTATAATTAATCTTTGGATTTTTTGCAAATGCAGATTTACTAGCAACGAAAAATTTACCTTTTGGATCTTTACCTGCTACAATAGCTGGTGAACCATCGAACTTGGTACTTATTTTATAGTCTGTTTCACTAACAAAATATTCAATAGCTTTATCGATATATTCAAGAGCTTCCATAACACCGTCTTCACCCTTATTGATAATGTTTTCTTCTAGGTGGTCGATATGTTTTACAGCGCCTTCGACCTCTTCGAAGAACTCTAACAATAAATTGTGATGTTGTTTAAATGTAATCATGATTATATTTTTTTCGTAGCTGGTGATATTTTTGCAATTGGTGCAATCATAGATCGTAAGTCTTTTATACCATGATTACCACCACGACTACCACTGTATCTTGCATACAATACTGGTTCATAATCACCACTAGGTAATTCATCAGGATATATATGGTGTTTAGACTGTATTTCGAATTCATTTTTACCAATTTCCACTAACTTTAAATCACCTTGATATACAGCATTAACATTATTAATACCAAATGCTTCATTAGCATTTGTACCAAAAATAGCAAATTTTTTGAGATCAGGATTTTTTATTTTCATATATACTGAACTCTTAGGTGTCATACCATTTGGATATAGCTCTTTAAGCTTAGATACAAACTTTTTAACCTCATCATCATTGCATATGTTTTCTCCAGATTGGCATGATGTACCACCGTACTGTTGATAATCTTTTGCAGACTTACCGTCTTTATGGGATATATATAACACAGGTTTACCTTTATATGTTAGTGAAAAGTCACTCTTTGGTGTACCTGGTGTACTCGCAACACCATCTACTTTCTGTTTATATCCATTAATGTTGACTATTATATTATCTTTATCGCTTCTAGCTATTAAACTATCAATTTGTTCGGCTAAACTAGCAATTACAGAATCTTCAGCTCTAGTACCAAATCCTTTACCTTTACCTATTACTATTGGATATTCATTACCATTTTCATCTTTTACTATGTATGTTACTAATTGACTAGATGTACTCCCAGGTGTACCTGGTTTTTTAACATCCACTACCTGTAAGTTAGCTAATTTTAATATATCATATAACTTCTCGGTACTATATTCACCAACAACCGGTTGTAAACGAATATCCTTACCTGCTTTAACTGTAACAGTTTTATCTATAGCTGATATTTTAGCAGCTATTTGCGCTTTCGATGCAGGTGGTTTTAACTTAGAATTTATAATCGATTTATTATAAATTTCATCTAATCTTACAATAGGTGTATGTTTACCATTGTACACCTGTTCGTAAAGTTTTGTTAAATTATATTCCATATTTATTATCAATTTCTGCTGTTTCGTAATCAGATTTATTTGACACTAACGTAGTTTCAAACTTTTTAAGCATATCTCTTGCATTACCTTCATCAATGGAGTCAATATCAAAATTTACAATCATTGATCTTGTAGACTCATCTGGTTCAGATGTTACAACAGTTTGTAATAATGTTATAAGTTTTTTAATCATATTCACTTCACCCTGAGAAGTAAGTTTTAAAACTTCTTGTTGTTCAGGAGCTTGTGGTTCCGTTGCCATTGTTGGATCAGCTTGTGTTAGATCTGTAGGAGCAGCTGCTTCAGCTTCTGGGAATGGTGCAGCTTCTAAAAGAGAATATGCTTGTTCAAAAATTTTAAGGGTCTTTTTCATAATATTTTTATCTTAAACTAGAGATCCATTTATCTGCCCATGTTGAAATACCATCAGCAATTTTCTGCTTTGCATCGTTTATTTTTTTAGCTGATTTATTCTGACCAAAAATTCCAGTTTTTTGATCTGGTATACTAAGAAGGGCTCCTAATGCACTAGTTGTTCTTGCTGCACCATCTGCAGTAAAATCTTCTGCTTCTTCTTCATTAGCTTTACGATCACGTTTATTTAAAATTAATAAACCATCTGCTGCAACCTCATATGGTATTTTTAGTGCATCACATAATTTTTTAATAGAATTAACAACTGTATCGTTAGGATCTTTAAATCCATCAGTTGGGTTATTCATTTCTAGCAGCTTTAAAAACTTCGACATGAAATTATTTATTATTTCAACCAGAATTTAACCTTCACATCCTCTTTATATATTTCTGAAAGCTTTTTTAATCCACACTTTTCTAAAAATATATATACTTTTTCTGATTTAATATTTTTACTCTTTATTGCACTATTAAGATTTTCAACAAGATATGCGTCAGTATCCAATATTTCATAATATGTTTTAAATGAATGTATATCGCTAACAATATTAATATTGAGTTTATTTTTGATATCCTTTATAAACTTAATAAAAAACTTCAAAAATATTTTAACGTCATTATCACCGATAAGGCAGCAACTTGCAAGCTTAAGTTTATCCACGTAAAAAACTTTTGTATCTAATATTTTTATTTTTAGATAATAATCTATTACACTCTCTATTATTGAATGGTAGAAAAGCTTTTGCACATCTTTGTTAGTTATGTCATTTTGCAAATCATATATATTCAATGTATTAAGATATTTTTTACAGCAATGTTTATCGATAAAAGATAAAAAATCGATAATATGTACACCACACCTATTATATACCTGAATCATTTATCTATTATATGACTCTTCGGCGCTTTTCCAATACGACAATTTATAATTCCATTATAAAATTTTTCTGATACAAGAACATCAGCCTCAAACTGAGCTTTAGTTTCATAATATGATAACTCCCACTTGCTGGTACAAAAACGTACTATTTGAAATTTAAAATTATCTTTACTATGTTTACTAATATCAGCATTTAAATCATTTGAAGAGCCTGTATATGCACGCCAATCTGTTTCTACCTCTTTATGACGCTTATTTTTCTTACCTTTAAGAGGTGGCATCTTTTTTACAGATATCATTTGCTTTTTACCTATATAACATTTACCATCAACTAGATTCGTTATTTTATACACAAACCCATATGGAGTTTCAGGTATATGTATATCGCATGTCCAATGTCCTAAGTCTGTCATTTAGTTTTACGCTTTTTGCGTCTCTTCTTACTTATACCACTTCTGCGTTGTACTCCACTCAAAGCTTTAGGCACTCTAGCATCACCTGGTGCATAGATAGAATCATTTGATGTATATCTACCTTCATTAGGATTATAGATACCACCGTCTTTATCAACTGCACCACCGAAGACAGAGCTAGCTCCTCCAGCTACATTATCTTCTTCTATAAGGGATAAAAAAATATTTTTGAAAGTTGACATTTCGATATTAGTATTTATAATTAGATATGAGTCTATTAAGTAAATATATAAAAGAGGTTGAGCAAGACCTCGCGTTAAATGATTTTAATATTAAAGAAACTCAACTAAGACTACCAGCTCGTAAACACTTTTGGGTAGCAAGACTTATTGAAGCAAAACGTGATCTCCAAAATCTAATTGAAAAGGAAAAAAAGTTAACTAAAAAACTTTCCGTTAAAGTAAAGGAGCAAGCACCAGTACATCTTACTGATAAAGCTGTTAATGCACTTATTGATGAGCAAGAAGAAATGGCATCAATTAAAGAACAAAAGCGTGATCTTTCCAACGTCATTGAATACCTCGAAAAGGTTGAAAAAATACTTGCAAGTATGCACTGGGAAGTAAAAAATATTATTGACCTCAATAAACTCGAAACATTATGAAATTTGATATTAAAGGTCATAAGCTTATTTTTCAATGTGAAACTAGTTTATTCAATCAGGTAAGAGAACATTTTAGTTGTCCGTATGAAGGTCATTCTTTTATGAAAAGAAAGAATAGATTCATGCCTAGTCGTAAGTATTATATTACACCCACCGGTCAATGTGAGATGGGGTTATTTTGGGAGATAAACAAATATCTTCATGAGTGTAATATTATTGCACCTGAATCTTGCATCACGAAAGAATTATCAGATTATCTAGGTAAACAGTACGATTCAAAGTTCTATAACAATTTAAAAGCTGATGGTAACACCCTAAGAGAGTATCAGGAAGATGCAGTTAAACTAGCTTTAAAGTATGGTCGTGGTATATGCTTAATGGGAACAGGTGCAGGTAAAACCATAACGACTGCAACTTTAGTAGAAAATTATTACTTAAATTCCCCTAATAAAAACACGTTTAAATGTCTTGTAGTTGTACCTGATCTTGGTTTAGTTACTCAAACATACAATGATTTCCTATCATATGGTATTTCTTTCAAAACAACTAAATGGACAGGAAAACATTTACCTGATTTAACATCTAACGTGTTTGTAGTCAATCTTGGTATTTTACAAAGTAAATTTGAGGAAAACAAGTGGCTGGAACATGTAGATCTGTTGATCGTTGATGAGTGTCATAAAGGAAAGGCAGAAGTTACAGGAAAGATTATTTCCAAGATCAAAACACCACACAAGTATGGTTTTACAGGAACATTACCTGATAAGAGTGGAGATAGGTGGTCTGTACTTGGAAAACTTGGTCCAGTCATATTTGAAAAGAATTCTTATGATTTAAGACAGGAAAATTTCCTTACAAACGTGGATGTTAAGTGTGTAAACTTACATTACAAGCCTGTTCCTAAAATGAATTATCGTGCGGAACTAGATTTCCTTTACGAATCAGAATTTAGGAACAACACAATTAAGGAAATTGCAACCAAATTTCCTAAAAATATCCTCATTCTCATCAACCATATTCGGCATGGGGAAATTCTAATGGAAAAATTCCAAGGTATTTCCAAAAAGGTTTTCTTTATTCAAGGGAAAGTTGAGGTGGGGGAACGGGAAAGAATTAAGGAAATCATTGAAAAACATGATGATGTTGTGTGTATAGCCCTCAGTTCTATCTTTTCAACAGGTGTAAATATCAAGAATTTACACATGATCATGTTTGCGGCCGGTGGTAAAGCCTTCATTCGTACAGTTCAGTCCATTGGTCGTGGCTTGCGACTACACCCTTCCAAGAATAAATTGTATATTTTTGATTTAATTGACAACCTTCGTTATGGTTCTGACCATGGAGATGCAAGAAAAGACATTTATCAACGAGAAAAAATACAGTTTGTTGAAAAAAATATTAGAGAACCTTGATTTATTATAAACCTATCGTATATTAAGCTATGAGTTCCAAAAAAGAAAAGAAAGAACACTACGTAAACTCTGATGATTTCAAAAGAGAACTTCAAAAGTATTACGACTCTGATGTAATGACAGAGATATTAGGTGTGTATATCAAGAAAATTGCAACAGGCCTTAGCTATTTACCCAATTTTATCAATTATACCTATAAGGATGACATGATAGGTGATGCTCTCATCAAGATGTACAGTGCTGTAAAGAATAAAAAGTATAATTTTGCGTCTGGTTCTAACCCTTTCTCGTATTTTACCACTATTGCATTTCATGCTTTCATTAATAGGATTAAGAAAGAGCAGAAACATCATCAAACTATCACTAATTACAAGTCTCAAGTGTATGAATCTATGATGACTGATCCAGAAATGTCGAGTTACATATATGTAAAACCTGAAAATGATAACGACGATATGGATTCTTATTATAACGAAAATGATCAATAAGCCAAGAGTAGCAATCTTTTCAGATCTTCATTTAGGTGTTCATGGTAATTCTAACCAATGGCATGATATTGCATTAAATTGGTGTCGTTGGTTCGTTGAAGATTTAAAACGTAATAATATCAAAGATATTATATTTTGTGGTGATTGGTATCATAATAGAAGTGAAATTTCTGTTGATACATTAACAGTATCAGCTGAAGTGTTTAAATTATTGAGTGAGTTTAATCTCACTGTAATAACTGGTAACCATGATATGTATTTTAAGCATCGAACTGATGTACATTCACTTAATATTGTGAAAGGTAAAGAAAATGTAAATGTTATTGACAAACCATTCGTCTTAGAACGTTTTGATAAAACATTAGCATTTTTACCTTGGGGGTTTTCTGTAAATGATGTACCTAACGGTGATATATTATTCGGACATCTCGAAATTGAATCTTTTAAAATGAATTCAATGAAAGATTGCGATGAAGGTATGAAAGCTAGTGATTTATTACGTAAGTTTAATCTTATTATTTCAGGTCACTTTCATACAAGACATGAACGCAATTTTGGAGCAGGTAATATCCTTTATACAGGTAATCCTTTTGAGATGGATTTCGGTGATTGTGGTAACGATAAAGGTTATTACATCCTTAATATTGAAACTACCGAGTTACAGTTTATTCATAATAACATTTCACCAAAATATAAAAAACTATCTTTGAGTGAAATGGTTAATGCTGGTACTATTGATAACTATATTAGAACTACCTTCAATAGTAATTTTGTAAAACTAAAGGTTGATAAAAATATTAGTTCTGAAGATATGGATTTTTTGCATAGTAAACTACTACAACTTAAACCAGCAAGTTTTACTGTGGAGTATGATTTTGATTACAACAAACTAATCACAAAAGATACGTTCTTATCGGATGCTTTATCTGATAGTATTAATATACCTAATGCAATTGAAGAATTTATTAATTTACTGGATATTGAAGATAAAAAATTTATATTAGATTATACTCTTAACCTTTATGGTAAGTGCACTACAGTATGAAAAAAGTAATATTTAAAAGTCTTAAAATTCAAAACTATCTCTCAGTTGGTAATAATCCTGTATGTATCGATTTTAAAAAGGGTATCAATCTAGTTACCGGTATCAATAAAGATAAACCTGATCGTAGAAATGCTATCGGTAAATCTACTGTTGCTGATGCTTTGTACTTTGGTATTTTTGGAGATCCTTTGCGTGAAATTAAAAAGGATCTTATTGTTAACAATATTACAGGTGGTACAACTACAATTGAAATTGAATGCGATGTAGTTACCCCTAAAGAGACTAATACGTATAAGCTTATACGTAAACTTAACCCATCAAAGGTATATATCTATAAAGATGGTGAAGATGCAACTAGAGATACTATATCAAATACAAACAAGTATATTTGTGATACTCTAAGTGCTACCCCTTCTTTATTTCAGAATTGTGTTATTATGACAGTTAATAATGCAATACCTTTCATGGCTAAAAATAAAGTAGAAAAGCGCAAGTTTATTGAAGATATTTTTGGCTTGGAAGTGTTTAGTCAGATGATCTCTGAGTTACGTGGTGAATATAACAACATATCAAAGGAGTATGATCTTGAACAAGCAAAATTTTCTGAAGTTAACAGATCTACTTTTGATTATAAAAAACAAAGACAGAAAATTTTAGATCACCGTACCCAAAAACATCAAGTTTATTTACAACGTCAACAAGAAAATGATGATACATGGGGTAAACTTGACGCTAAACTTGCTGGAATGGTTTTTTGGGATAGTAGTATAATACAAGAAAATATTAGTAAACTACAAACTGGTATTAAAAAATGTGAAAGTGTAATTACCGATAAAAATTTATTAGTTGGTGAATATACAACTAGAATTAAAACTTTAAAAAGCACGTATGAAAAGATCGGTACGGATCAAGAAGAGTGTCCTGTATGTTTAAGATCAATTAAAGATCACGACGCAAAATATATTAAAGAAGAAAAGGTTAAGATTGAGATCGAAATCGATAATCTAACTAAATTACTCAAAGCAACAAAGGATGAAATTATTTCAATACAGCAAAAGAAAGATGCTGTTAATAAAAAATTGAAAGATGAAGAAGGTAAAATTGCAAAAAATAAACTTCTCAATCAAGAAGAAAAAAATATTTTAGAAAAGATTCAACAGATCAAAAAATGGCAAGAATCACTAATTGATGATATAAATCAGGTTACTGGTACATCAACTGAGTTTGATGGTATTATTGAAGATACTGAAAAACGTTTAAGTGAATTAGATCAAACTATTATTCAAAAGAAGCAGCAAATTCAAATGCTTGATGTTGTAAAATATGTCATCAGTGAAGAAGGTGTTAAATCTTATATTGTAAATAAATTGCTTGAACTTCTTAATAGCCGATTGCTTTATTATCTCAAGAAATTAGATAGTAATGCAATTTGTTATTTTAATGAATTTTTCGAAGAGGAGTTAGTTAATGATAAGAATAAAATCTGTTCATACTTTAATTTTTCAGGTGCTGAACGCAAGAGTGTAGACTTAGCATGCTTATTTACGTTTTCAGATTTAAGAAGAATGCAAGGTGGGGTACAATACAATATTGCATTTTATGATGAACTATTTGATTCGTCATTCGATGAAAAGGGTATTGAACTTATAAGTGATTTACTTAAAGAACGTTCAGATCAATTTGATGAATGTATCTATATCATATCACATAGACTTGAATCACTTAAATCTGTAACAGGTGAAGTCATTTTCTTAGAAAAAGAAAATGGTATTACTAATAGGGTTGAGTTTAAAGATATCTGACATAAATTTATGATATGTTTCCATCACCGTTTGTATCACCATTTATTCCAGTTCAAGGTGCTAAATTAGCTCAACCACCCACACCACCGAGGGAAAATATAGCACCACGTGAACTTTCTTTACCACGTGTTATCAATTATCTTGCTGATTATAGTGGTTGTGGTCACTGGAGGGTTATTTGGCCAGAACAAATTTTAAACGGTAATGGTGCGATGATTTCACAATCTAATACTTGTATGGTATTTGAACCAAAGTGGTATGAAGGTGTTACAGCAATTAAAATTCAAAGACAAGCTACAACAGATCAAAAACGATTTATTGAATACCTAAAATCAATTCAAAAGCAGTGTGGTTTTAAAATTATTTACGAAGTTGATGATGTAGTTTTCAGAGAAGATATTCCAGATTATAATAAGTTTAAATTTGCTTTTGATAATGATGAAGTAAGACAAAACTGCATTGATATTATTAACATGGCTGATGAAGTTACTGTAACATGTGATTACATGAGAGATTTGTATAGGGAGAAGACAGGTAAACAAGAAATTACAGTCATTCCTAACTTCCCTCCATTTTTCTGGATGGGTTATTTCTTCAACCATTCAAAGGTTTGTAATTCACTAGATAAAAACCACAAAAAACCACGCATTCTATATACAGGATCAGGTGCACATTATGATGTAGATAATAAAGTAGGTGGTAAAGATGACTTTGAACATGTAATCAAAGCAGTTATTGATACAAGAACAAAATATCAATGGGTGTTTATGGGTTCATTCCCACCACCTTTGAAGCCATATATTGAATCTGGTGAGATTGAATTCCACCCATGGCAGACCCTTTATCAATATCCAAAGAAAATTTTTGAACTAGATATTAATTTGATGATTGCTCCGTTGCAAGATAACCATTTCAACAGATCCAAATCAGATATTAAATTTATTGAAGCATGTCTATTTGGTATACCAGTTATCTGTCAAGATATGGTCACATATAAGGATGCACCACTCAAATTTAAAACAGGTGAGCAACTTAAAGAACTTATTGCAGCCACTCTTAAAAATAAACCAAAATATCGTAAGATGTCTATGGAGATGAGACAGGTTGGTGAACAACGCATTCTTGAAAAGCAAGAAAATATTGGGTGTATTTATGAAGCATATACTACACCATATAATTCACCTGAAAGAAAATACTTGAAGAAATGGAATTAGTTCATATAATAAGACGAAATGTCTTATAGAAACTGTTTTTACAATAATAATAATCGATCCGTAGAGCTATTTGCGTGGGATAAAGATGGTAATCGTGTGCAGTATACTGTATCGCATGATCCTTATTTGTACTTAGAAGACCCTAAAGGTGAAAGTGTATCAATTTATAATACTAAACTCAAGAAGAAATATTTTCGTAACTCATATGAGCGTAGTAAATTTTTAAGAGATAGTGGTATTAGAAGGGTGTTTGAAAATATACCACCCGCTCAGCAATACTTACTTGATACATTTTGGCGTGAAAATGAAAAGCCAGAATTTACTCAGCATCCGATTAAGATCTGCTTTTTAGATATTGAAACTTATTCTGTTGATTCTTTTCCGAATCCAGAAGACCCTACTCATGAAGTAACTGTAATCACTTGTTATGATAGTTTAAGTAAAGAATTCCATACGTTTGGTATCAAGCCATATAATGGTAGTAACAAGACTGTAAAATACACTCATTGTAAAAATGAGAGAGAGTTGTTTATTAATTTTATTGAGTACCTAAAGAAAGATTACCCTGATATTATGTCTGGGTGGAACTCCGAGTTTTTTGATATTCCATATATCATTAATAGATGTACTCGTATTTTAGGTGAAGAATATACTAAAGAACTTTCACCTCTTGGTAGAGTTCATTATCGGGATATTATTGGTAAGTTTGGTAGGCAGCAACGCCGATATTATATCGATGGTATGGCTATTCTTGATTATTTGGATATTTACAAACGTTTTTGTTTTAAAGAACGTGATAGTTATAAACTAGATAATATTGGTGAAATTGAACTTGGTGAGAAAAAGGTAAACTTAAATGGTATGTCCATTGCTCAATTAACTGATACTGATTGGGATACATTTATTGATTATAATATTCAGGACGTTAATATTGTTGTTCGTCTAGAAGAGAAGTTGCAATATGTTAATTTATTAAGAATGTTATCATATGCTGGTCTTTGTACCTTTGAGCAAGCAATGGGTACCCTTTCAGTTATCAATGGTGCATTGTGTATCAAAGCACGTGAGCTAGGTAAGGTTATATCAACGTTTATTCGTAATGATCCTGATAGTGTAAATCCTGGTGCATATGTTGCAGAACCTAAAGGTGGTTTTCAAGAAAACATAATCTCTTTTGACGCAAATTCACTATATCCGAACGTTATGATTTCACTTAACTTATCACCTGAAACTAAAGTAGGTAAGTTTGAAAAAGTTGACGATGATAATTACATAATTAGGCATGTAAGTGGTAAAACTTTTAATTTAACTAAAGCTAAATTTGCTGAATTAATTAAAGCAGAAGATCTTGCAATTACTAAAGCAAACTTTTTGTTTACGCAGAAGTTTAAAGGTATTGTTCCTTTATTTGTAGATCACTTTTATAATAAACGTGTTGAAATTAAGAAAGAACTTCAAATATATAAAGTTGAATTGAGTAAACTTAAAAAAGGTACTACTGAATATAGACGAGTATCTGATATGGTTGCTAAACTTAATGCACATCAGATGTGTGTGAAGGTTTTGATTAACTCTTGTTATGGTTATTTTGGTAACAAGCAAGCTCCTATTGGTGATGATGATATTGCATCTTCTGTAACCTTAACTGGTCAAGCAGTAATTAAAGAGTCTAATATCCTCATTAGAGAATATCTCGAAAATACCGTCAGTGGTATTACTAAGAATGAACTAGAAGAAGCTATCATATATAATGATACAGATTCTTCTTATGTATCCATTAAGTCTCTCTTTAAAGACAATAAAATCCAGTTCCTTGATAAGGATGGTAGTATTACTAAAGAAACTCATGAGCAAGTGCAAAATATTGAAAATTTCTTAAATGAAAAAATTAAGATTTGGGGTAAAAAGAACCTTAATTCAAAAGATTGTCGGTTTGTATTTAAACGTGAAAGTATTGGTGATGTTGGAATATTTTTGCAGAAAAAACGTTATGTATTACATGTGTTAGATGATGAAGGTATCCCTTGTAATAAATTTAAGTATACTGGAGTGGAAGTAGTACGTACGACTATGCCTAATGCGATTAAACCCTATGCTAAAAAGATTATTGAAACGATGATGTTATCGAAATCGCAGATAGAAACTAATAAAGTATTGAATGAAACGTATGATATTTTCAAAAGTCTTTCTATTCAAGATGTTGCGTTTGTAATGGGTCTAAAAGGATATGAAAAATATTCTGCGCAGTGTAATGAATTTCAAACTGCAAAAGGTATGCCATTACATGTGAAATCGAGTTATTACTATAATTTACTTCTTGAAAAGTTTAACCTCGATAACAAATATGAGACTCTTTCATCAGGTGATAAAGTGAGATATTTGTATGTTGAAACTCCTAATAAATATATGTTAGAATCTGTTGCATTTAAGAATGAATTCCCTGAAGAGTTTCATCAGTTTTTCAAAATTGACTATGATAAAATGTTTGAGAAAATTCTCTTTCAAGCAATTGAAAGATTTTATGAAGCTGTAAATTGGAGAATTCGTAAACCTAAAGATAACGTACAAACAGAATTATTTGATTTATTTGGTTGATATATCACAATTATAATTCATAATATACATATGAGCGAAAACATTAAAGTTATTATCGACAACGTTGGTAGGTTTATTATTGGTAAAGTTGTATCAGAAACTGATACGGTTTTGTCTCTTAAGACACCTGTAATTATTCATGTACAACCAAGCCAGACAGGTCAGCTTCAAGTTCAAACTATTCCATTGTTCTTTGGTGAGTTTGTAAAGGAAAAAGACACAAATGTATGGCACTATACCAAATCAACAATTTCGTATAGCGACGTTGAACTTGATGATAGGTTGCTTAACCAATACTTGGCTATTGCTAATCCATCACCAATCATTCAACCGACAGCGGACCCACAGGTTATCAAGTTGTTTGACGATTAATTAAAAATTATATCACCCCTCTGAGATAATTATCTCAGAGGGGTTTTTTGTGGATAAATGTAAAATATAGATTATAATAGACTTATGGATAAAGAATTAAAAGCTGCTTTAGATAGTATAGATGAAATCAATCCCTATGCTACATATTTGGATAAAAATTCCCTTAGTTTGGTTGATGGTTGGATTGATACCGGAAGCTACGTATTGAATGCGTTAATTTCAGGTAAGTTTGATGGTGGTATACCAGTAGGTCGTGTAACATTACTTGCAGGTGAATCAATGACAGGTAAGAGTTTATTTGTGCAAAAAATTCTAGCGAATGCGCAAAAGATGGGTAAGACGGTACTTATATTTGATACAGAAAATTCGATTGATCCTGTAGGTGCTGAACGTCTTGGTCTTGATATTTCAAAAGTGAAATACATCCCTTCAACAACAATTGAAGAAACTCGTAACACAATCTTTAAATTTCTTACAACTGTAAAAGAAAAGAAGCTTGAAGGTAAATTCATCATTGCGATTGACTCTCTAGGTAATCTACAGTCACAGATGGAAATGAATCGAATGGAAAAAGAAAGTACTTCCGCTGATATGGGTAGTGCTGCTCGTGCTATGAAATCACTTCTTAAGACATGCAATAATATGGGTGCTCTTACTAAGACAACCATTCTTTGTACTAATCATGTGTATGATGATCCATCTGCAATGTTTCCGTCTCTCGAGAAGAATATGCCTGGTGGTAAGTCTGTAATTTATTTACCGTCTGTATCTGTTCAACTAGCTCGTAAACCTATGAAAGACGATGGAGGTAAGACATTTGATAGTAATATGGTTGCTGGTCAGAAAAATTATTCTGGTGTTATTATTCGTGCTCTCACACGTAAGAATCGTTTTGTAAAGCAGTATCTCGAGGGTGAGATGTATTTGTCATTCTCATCAGGTTTAGACAAGTATTACGGTCTTCTTGACTTAGCTGTTGGTATGGGAGCCGTTATTCAAAATGGTGCAACATATGCATTACCAAGTGGTACCAAGCTTGGGTATTATAAAAATTGGCGTAAAAATGCTAAGCTGTGGGAAGAGGATATCTTACCTAAATTACAAGAAGAAATTACTAAAAATTGGTTGTATAGTAATGGTAATGAAGTCGAAGCTGATGTACCAGATGAAATCGACGAAATTGACGAACTAGAAGGAGATAAAGATGAATAGTATCAAAATGCTATATTTTAGTGCTCCGTGGTGAAACACACCACGACGCTATAAATAGTTGTATGAATAAAACTAATTTATTGTGGGTTATAGAATATCAAAAATATTTACAGTTCATAAAAAATTGCAAAACAAAAATTTACAACTCTAATTTAGTATTACATACACATCATATCTATCCACGATTTCTTAAGCTCGACTGTAATTTATCCGAAGCTACAGTCGAGCTGTCTGTTGAAGACCACGTACAAGCACACTTATTAATGGCAAAATGTTTTGATGAGGGTTCATATGAGTTTATATCAAATTTAAGATCCGCAAAGCTTTTAGCTAAAAACTCTATAATAGATAAAAAGCTATTAGATGCTATATATGAATCACAAAGAGGTGAAAATAACCCATCAAAGCGTCCTGAAAATAGAAAAAAGATTTCTGATGGTTTATTAGAATTCTATAGTAATAACCCAAATGCAAAGAAAGGTAAAACCTATAAAGAAATTTACGGTGAAAATTATTTAGAAGAAATAAACAAAAGAAAAAAAGCGACAAGGACCAAAGAAGAATATAAACAAGGTGCAGCTAAAGCTGCTGCTACAGCTAAAGAACGAGGTAGTAATAGTGGTAGTAATAATTCAAATGCAAAAAAAATATCAATAGATGGTAAAATTTTTAATTGTATAGCTGATGCATGTCGGTATTTTTCACTTTCACCTTATAAGTTGAAAACAACCAACAATATATTATATTTGTAATATGAATGAAATTAAATTGTTATACTTTACTGCTAGTTATTGTGGACCTTGTAAAATGTTTAAACCAATCATTGAGCAGTTTAAACAAAAACATCATAATTGCGATGTTGAGCACATCAACATCGAAGAACATGAACAATTAGTTAAAAATTACAACATTAATGCTGTACCGACTTGTGTATTTGTTAAAAACGAAAAAGAAGTTTCACGTTTTTCTGGGATGAAAGGTATTGTATATCTTGAAAATCTCTTAGACGAAGCTACAATTTAAATATGTCGAAAATAGTATTAGCATTCTCTGGTGGTATGGATTCTTCTGTCCTACTTCAAAAAGCGATTGAACAGTTTGATGAAATTTATTGTTTATTTTTTGATTATGGTCAAAGACATAAAAAAGAACTAGATTGCGCTCATAAACAACTTATACGCCGTGTAGGTCATAAGAAAATTATCAAAATGAAAATTATTAATACACCACTAGATGTATTAGCACCAACTTCTTCTCTAACTAATCTAGATATTGATACACCAGACGTTAGAGAGATGAGAGGTGAGGCTCAACCGAAAAGCTACGTTGCATTCCGTAATATGCTTTTTATTACTTACCTTCTATCATATGCAGAAGGAGTTGGAGCGAGCACAGTTTGGTATGGAGCAGCTCAAGTTGATTCATTAGCAGGTTATTGGGATGGAAGCCCTGAGTTTCTAGATGCAATCAATGCAGTTGCTGACTTAAATCGAGAGCATCGCATTAAAGTTGAAGCTCCTCTAATTACAATGTCTAAAAAAGAGATTATTGAAGAGGGTATTAGACTTGGTGTGAAGTTTAGCGATACTTGGACTTGCTATGCAGGTGAAGATAAAGCAGATGCTTATTCACCTTCTAGTAGTTTAAGGTTAGCTGGATTTGTTTCAGCAGGTTATATTGATCCAATCGAATATAAACAAGACTTATCGTCTGTATGGGTTAAGCATAACTGCAAAAAAATCCCTTATGAGACTTATTTGTAAAACATCTCCGCTCTAGCAGCTTGTTGCCAGGAATTTGCTGGCTTAAAACGGTCCTTGGTTGAAATGAATGTCACTTTTGGTTTGTGGTTTTCATTTTGAACAAGGACTTCCTCATCTTCAAATGGGTTTGCAAGACGTCTCTCAGAGTCATCTGGAGCAATAGTACCCATTCCATAACCTTGTAAATCAACACCAGTTCGTTGAGCTTTAGTTTTTGGTTTTTTAGATTCAAACTCAGATTCAATATCCATTGTATGTGGTGAGCTTATAAAAATTTCCATATCTTCAGCATCAACTTTTAAATATTTCGGCAATACTTTTAAAAGTGAGTCAGCTGTTGCATCTGCACCGTTCTTTTTAACCTTATCTACAATTGCTGATTCAGGATCTAAAGATATATCAATATTAGTAGGTGTGCTAGTATCATCCACATTAACTGATTTACCATTACTTGCAGCTGTTAAAATTCTAGCTACTAGTTTAATATCTAGAGGTACCTTAGATACTATATTAACTAAATAATCGGTAAACTCATAAGGGGCTATCGGTGATGTATCGTCAGCTGCAGCTTGTTTTTTATCTTTTGCAGCTTGCTTTTCAGCATCCATTTCTTCTTTGGTTTTAACATTTTTAAATGCGTTAAATTCTTCAGCAGATCCGAATGTTTTACCACGATTTTGTCCTTTACCGCGTTCACGTAAAGATCTCACTTTAAGTCCAATCCAGTCACCTAAATTAGTTTTTATATACTCGTTGAATTCATCAGCAATTTCATCTTTAAGTAAACCTGTATCAATAAGATTTTTAATAAATTCACCTGCGTCAGCAGCAGCGCGTGAACCTTTAAAATATGTTTCATCTGGTACTACACCCTTCTCTTTCAAAAAGTTAATAATAAATTCAAACATTAACGGTCTTGCTGTACCAAGTTTTTTATCTTCAATAGCTTTTTTAAGGTAGCCTGTTTGGAAGAGCTTTTCAAAGCGGCCAGTTTTAGCTTCTTCAAGGATTTCTAGTTTGGTAACGAGAGAATTAAAATTCATAAAATTATTTATTGTTTTTTGTGTATTAACGTCTATATTTAATATATTATGTGTTCTATATTCGGTTCAGCCGATCAATCAATGTTTGAAGTTTTATATGAAGCTAATAAAGCTCGTGGAAACTTTGCATCGTCATTACTAACGCTGATGAAAGCACCAGCTGGTAATGTTGACGATGTAAGTATTTTAAAGCAGGAAGGTTATATTAACTTCGAAAAGCAAAAGCTCAAACCTAAAAACCATGCTTACTATATGGGGCATGTACAAGCTCCAACATCTTCAGTAAGAAAATATAACTATGATACATCACATCCATTTGAGCAAGAAGATTGGCTTGTGTTTCATAATGGTGTTTTAACAAATCATGAAAGTTTGAATGAACAATATTGTAATTGGAATGAAAATCCTGTAGATACATCTGTTATTGTGTGTATGATTCAAGAAAAATGGAATGAGCTCAAAGGTAATAAATCTCGATCTTCTTCTACTGATGAAGTTAAAATAATTGAAACGATATGCGAGAGACTTAATGGGACGTTTGCTCTCTGTATTGTTAACACTACATCCCTTAACGTCTACCTAGTAAGACAAGGTAGTACCCTCTATATTAATGATAATGGTAGTTATTCGTCTATTAAAGGAAAGGGTTGGGTTGAATTACCTGAAGGAAAGGTTGTTAAACTTACAAAAGAGTATAAATTTAAAGAAGTTGGTAAATTCAAACCTAACTCCCCATTCTTAATTATATGATAAAATTCGTATCAGCAACCAAAGGTGATCCAAAATCAACTTTACTATATCGCAGCACAAAAGATATATATGATGTATCTTGGGCAGCAAACAATACAGACCCTTTACCTATTGTCTATAATGATGCTATTGACGATTTTATATTATCAGACTGGATTGTATTCGTACATGATGATGTTATTATAGAAGCACCTGAAGCAATTGAAAGGCAACTCTATAATCTTGGAACAAACTTTGATGTTGTAGGGCTAGCAGGAACAAGAGAAGCAAAATTACAGAAACCAGCATTATGGCATCTAATGAGTAATAGAAAACATCATAGAGGAGCTGTAGCTCATCTATGTGAACCTACAGGTACCAAGTTTATGACCAGTTTTGGTAGTTATCCTGATCGTGTTATACTAATTGATGGTGTGTTTATGGCTGTTAAAACAGAAGTATTACAAAAAGTAAGGTTTGATGAAACAAATCCTGCTGGGTTTCACTTTTATGACCTAGACTTTTCAATGGCTTGCCATAAAGCTGGCTTTAAAATCGGTGTAGGTGATATAACTATCACTCATGCGTCACCTGGATTGAAAGAATTTACAGATGAGTGGAATAATGGTCAAGAATGGTTCTTGAATAAGTGGTCAAACTAAGATATCTTCAATTGGTGAATCGTTATAAACGACTTCAATCGGTCTTAAATCTGGTGTCATTAGCTTCTTTCTTGGTGAAACACCTATTAAACTATACATTGTAGCAGCTAGTTGACCAGGAGTTACTGGATTATTATCTGGTTCTGAAGCTAAAGCATCGGATGTACCATAAGCATATCCGGATTTGACACCACCACCTGCTAGTACTGTTGAAAATACTCTTGGCCAATGATCTCTACCATTAGTTGCGTTAATTTTTGGTGTTCTACCAAATTCAGATGTTACCATTACCAGTGTAGAGCTAAGTAAACCACGTTGTTTAAGGTCTGTAATGAATGCAGCAAAGGCTCTATCAAAGTTAATCATGTTTTGCTCATATGATCCTTTAAGATTTGAGTGGTGATCCCATGAACCATACGTTACTGTAACCATTCTTACACCAGCTTCAATCAATCTACGAGATAATAACAGCCGTTGCCCAGCTGCATTACGACCATATGCATCTTTTACCACATCTGGTTCTTTTGATAACTCAAACGCTTCACGTGCTTGTGTTGACGACATCATTGCATATGCATCATTATAAAACGAATCCATTGCTTTAACAGCATCTACATTAGATTCACGGGTTTTAAAGTGTTCATCAACAGCACCAAGTAGGTTACGACGTCTATCAAATGCTTTATCATTAATACCTGCAGGTGAATTGAGATCTTTAACAGCAAATCCTGGATCTTCTGGGTTAGAACCTAGAGAAAATGCTCCATATTTTGTTGATAGATAACCTGTACCATTTTCTGGTGCAAATTGGTTTGGAACAAGAACGTATGCTGGTAAATTGTTGCGATTTCCTAATTCATGACTAATAACACTACCAAAAGATGGGTAGCTTAGTGCTGGTGATGGCTTATAACCAGTCAACATATTATGTGTTCCACGCTCATGAGCAGCTTCGCCATGTGTCATTGAACGGATAACAGTTAAATTATCACTAATCTTAGCAGTTTCTTTAAGAAGTGACCCAAAAGTCACATCGTCAATTTTTGTTTTAATTGGATCAAATGGTCCTCTATATTCAGATGGTGCAAATGGCTTGTAATCCCATGAATCTTGATGACTCATACCACCTGGCAAATAAATCTGTACAACTGATGTTGCTTTTGCTTTGTTTTGTGATTGAGCTCTTAAAAAATCAGGCAATAACATCGAACCAGCAGCACCAACTCGTATAAATTCACGTCTATTCATATGGTTATTTAATACTGTTTAAAAAATATACCACAATTACCATCTTGATATACTATATCTAGCTACTATTATAATGTAATGTTAAAATTAGACTTGGACTTTTTTGAGAATATCTTTTTGTATAAATGCTGTACAGATAAACGATATCTTGCAACTACTATTGATTACACCAAATCAGATTATTTTAAAAACAGAGATAATAAAAAAATATTTGAGATTATCAAAGGATTTTATGATGTTCGCAATGAATTACCTAATTTAACGGAAATAAAGCAGTATTGTGGTGATGAAGTAAGTAGATCATCATTTAAAAACGTGCTTACCAGCTTTCAAAGCCTTGATAAAAGCTTCAACGAAGATGAATTGTATGAAAATACCGAGCAATTTTTAAAAGAGAAGGCTGTTTTTAGTACTTTACTTGAGGTTGCTGCTGATATTTCAAGTAATAAGGCTGATACCTCTGCAATTCTTGATAAATTTGAAAAAAGCTGTAATATATCTTTGCAGACTGATGTTGGATTAGACTTGTATGCAGATATTGATAATGTAATCAAGCAAATCCAGGATGTACAGGAAACTATTCCAAGTACATGGCCTTGGTTGGATGATTATATTGGTGGGGGCTTTATGAGAGATGGTCGAGCTTTATATGTCTTTGCAGGTGAGACTAATATTGGTAAATCTATTTTTCTCGGCAATATTGCAGCTAATATAGCAGATCAGAATAAAACTGTACTGTTAATTACGTTAGAAATGCCTGAAATATTGTATGCGAAACGTATTTGTACTAATGTAAGTAAGATTCCAATGAAGACTCTTCATTTAGAGACTGGATCTCTTAAAGCAGCCATTGAAGATATTAAGAAAAATAAGCCAGGTGGTAAGATTCTTATCAAAGAATTTCCTCCTGCAACAATGACTCCAAGGCAGATTCAAGCTTTCATTAAAAAAATTGAAGATAAAGGTATTAAAATTGATGCTATTGTGTTAGATTACTTGAATCTACTACATTCTCCAATGGGTAATAACAGTTATGAACGTATTAAACATGTAACTGAGCAGGTTCGTGCTATGTCATACATCTTTAGCTGTCCTGTTATTAGTGCAACCCAGCTTAATCGTTCAGGATTTGATGTTTCTAACCCTGATCTTAATACTATTAGTGAGTCTATCGGTCTTGCAGCTACTGCAGATGTTATTGTTTCTATCTTCCAGAATGATGAAGATAGAGAACTAGAGATTATTAAAATGGGTATGATGAAAAACCGATTTGGAGCACGTGGAACAACTACATCAATGAAAATAGATTATTCAACTTTAACTATTTCAGAAGCAGATGGCCAAACAGGTGGTATGGAAAGTGAAATGTTAAGTTCATTGAGTATGTTTGCGAGTTGATTATTTGGAGTAACCTCTAAATAATGAGGTGAACCAAAGCTTTATAGATTACCTTAAAGAAAAATTCAAAACAACACAGTTTTTTCAACTAAAACTCAACGGTAAAATGTTTGTAAGTTTTTTTGATACTGGTGTTGTAACACCTGAATTTATTAAATTATGCCAAAAGAAGTTTAACTGCGATGTTTTACTAGTTGTTAACACTAAAAACAAAGAGGTTGTTGTGTATAAGAGTGAAATTTCTGATGTTAACATCAATGATTTTAACAAAAAGGTGTTTAATAAAGGCTCAGGCCATATTTTCTCATTCACTAAAGAATTTTTAGGTCTAACCAAACATTTCAAGCCATGTTAATTACAAACAAAAACTATAATCCAGCCCACTTTTTGGTTGAAGATGAAACAGAGCACTCTTTATTATCTTTTTGTACATTTTGTACACTTCTAGTTGGTAAAAAACTTTCTTTTCAAAACGTATTTCTATTGATTCTTAAAGATATAAAATTGAAAAACATATTAAAGAGAATTTTAGACGTTGATTCTGACTTTGAAATAGTTAAAATGTTTATAGATTACGATAATACAATTACAAAGTCAAAATATGTCACAAAATACATCAATTCTCTCAAAAAATGATATCACAGAAGATGAAAAGAGAATTTATAATGCATTCTTAATTGCATCCAAAAAAGCTAAAAACAAACCATTCAGATTAAGACAAAATTTTACTGATATATCAGATGAAATTTATATCAGTCTAAAAAAACTCGGTGTATTTTTTAATACAAACCAGACAATTTCATGTAATGACTTTTTCTGGGCACCATATGAAATTTATTCAAAAGAAGAATATTTTGATTTGAGTTTTTATCATATGAGAAAGGCAATTATTGCTTATTCTCAATATATGAGAAAAAAAGAAACTCAAGACCCAGATAATGAGCTAACTATTCAAGATTGTAAAGATGCTCTTAAAAATATATACAATCAGTGTTTGCAAAATAGTATAACTCTATCACAGTACAAGACATCACAACCACCCGTACCGTTATTTTTAATTAACCTCAAATCCCATTTAATTAATTTCTATATATTACATGGGTTAGATGTGGAAAAACAAATTAAGAGTGTAGAACCAGAGTTATTAGACTTTTATTGTAAAGATTTTTACGATCTATTTTACAAAACCCGAAATAGATTTATTGCATCTCAAAGACTTAAAATAGTAATTAGAGAAGGATTAAAAATAATTGAAAAAAAACTGTTGAATTTATCAAAACCTAATTTATAATAAGATATACTATGAGTAAATATAACCTAACGTCAATGTTCGATTCCATTAAAGAAGCTTTAACTTCGCAAGATAATAAGCAAGGAAGTTTGCAAGATATTATGCAACTTAAACCTGGTAATACCTATACAGTAAGGCTTCTACCTAATACAAAAAATCCAAAGCAGTCTCTTTTTCATCATTTTACGCATGGTTGGAATTCTCTTGCTACTGGTAAGTATGTAAGTGCTATTTCACCTACTACATTCGGTGAACGTGATCCTATTGCTGAAGAAAGATATAAAGTTCTTCGTACCGGTACTGAAGAAGAAAAAGAGAAAATGAAAACTATTCGTCGTGCCGAACAATGGCTTACTAATGTTTATGTAATTGATGATCCGTCTAAGCCAGAAAATAACGGCAAAGTAAAAATTCTTCGTTATGGTAAACAGCTTGGTAATATTATCAATAGCGCTATTAGTGGTGATGAAGCTGAAGAGTTCGGTATGCGAGTTTTTGATCTATCTAAAGAAGGTGTTAACTTCAAGATTAAGGTTGAAAAGCAAGGTGACTATCCAGTATATACTTCTTCACGATTTACTTCTGTGGGTAAAGATCTTGGTTTGAGTGAATCCAAGCAAGATGAAGTTCTTGAGTCTACACATGACCTTGAAAATGTATTCCGGGTTAAGACTGAAGATGAGCTTAAGCAAATGCTTGATGAGCATTTTTATTGTAAGACCGCTGAAGACCGTGAAACTACAACTTCATTACCTGAAGCAGATGAAGCGATTGCAGAGCTTAGTAATAAGGTTAAGCAACCATCAGTTAATTCTTCTAGTATTGAAGATGCTGATATCGATGAACTTCTTAAAGATCTATGAACCCAGACGCAATTGAACAACAAAAAATGCTACTCAATTTAATGGGTAGCGTTTATGGTGAGGCTAGAAAAATTGATCAAAATTTAGTTGGTCAATCAGCTCATTTGAGACCTCAAAGTGAGCAGGTTAAGCAGTTGTTTGAGAGTACGTTGAGAAATGCTCAGCCACCTCCACCACCACAACCTCAATTTGCTCCACCACCTCAACTACCACCAAATACTGTTAATTTACCACATGTTATTCAACACCCACAAGAATCTAGACCTATTCAACTAGTTGATAATTCAGATATTGTTTCTATATTAAAAGGTATTGAAAGCAATCTTGGTAAGTTAGTAGAATTATTCACACAATATGAAGTTAAAGTTAAAAAAGCAACAAATCGAAAAGTTTCTAGAGTCTCTAGCGAAGATAAACGATCAGTGTATAGTGAAAGTGGAGAAGGAGAAAATATCGTCGATAGTAACGTCGACGGACAATACGTTGATCCTTTACGCGATTCTAAACCATTCGAATGAATCCGAAAGATCCTTATGTATACCGGACTTAAAAAAACTTAATCGAGTTTTAGACTGTATTAATAGTGATGAAATTGAACTCCAGGTTAATCAAAATAACCTGGAGTATAAATCCCCAGAAATTAAATTTAAATATCACCTTTTTGAAGATGATTTCATTGCACCCCCTTCAGTTAAACCTGAAAAGATTATGTCCTTTGATACCGACTTTACTTTTGAGTTGGTAAAAGAGGATTTTAGTAAAATTAATAAAGCTTCTACTTTTACTACCGAAACTAATAAAATTTATTTTTATCTTGAAGATGGTATGGTAAAGTGTGAGCTTACAGATAAAGCTAGACATAATACAGATTCATTTCAATTGCAAGTAGGTAAAAATATAGTTGGTAATGAACTTAAAAATATACCTATTAACTTTGATAACTTTAAACTTATTAATTCAGATAATGTAAGTGTATCGATCAATAATAAGTATGGGGTACTTATATTTGATATTGATCAAGGGCCGCTTAAATTAAGATATATTTTATCATCACTCACACAATAACATGGACCACATACTAACATACCAAGACAAAAATAAGCTTAAAACATCAGGATATTTTATTAAGCGTTTAAAAGATAGTGGTTTTATTACTCTTAGAATATTCCAGAAATATGGGATTTCTGATCCACGTAAGTGGACTATTCTTGTGGATCCAGGTGTTACATCTGTGTTTATTACATGTTATCAAAATAAAGAAAAACTTAATGAAATTATGTTTGAAATTGATGATGGTGGGGTGAGGTTTCCTCGTAACTACTTTATCAAAACCCATTCTATTGAGGTTATTGTGGAATATTTGCTTGAAAAAGGTATATCACAAAATGACACAACTAATCCGTTTTATAAACTGGATTAAATATGTTTATGAGTGATGAACCTAAAAAATATAAAAGGAAAAAAATCACTCCCAAAGCACCTTCTCAAGATGAGACTGAGAAGGTGCAATCGAATATAGATATTAAAAATCTAATAAATGAAATTCTTTCTAACAAACTGAAAGAAGTAAAGAAAAACAAAGGGGTTGAAGATATTAATAATGCTCTTGTTTGTACAATAAGTGAATTTCTTGATTGTTTTATGTTATTAGGGTATAATAGTGAAGGTGTACCTATAGCTTTAACAAAATGTAATACACCCATACATGCAGATGCATTACATTCATTACTAATGAAGTTTTTCGCAATTCAAATGGGTAAATTTAATGACAAATATGGTGGGGATGATTTTTAAACGAGAGCCTGAACCTAAAAAAAGCATACCATATGCTGTTCAGAATGGGCATTATGTAGGTGAAATGTTCGTTTACATGGAAAAGGATGATAAAAATTTTTATTTCATCTCTATTCCTAAAAATATAAACAGAGAAGTACCTAAAGATAGGTTTTTCTTCGGTGTTGAAAATAAAATACTCGAAGAAGTTGAAAAGTTACCTAACAACATTTATAGTCTTTTAAAATCACAATATCTTTATAATAAAAATAAAGTTATTAAATAATAAAAGACTACTATGAAAAAACTTATAGCTATATTAGTAAGTGTTTGCGCTCTATCATTTGGTGCAACTTTAGATCAACTTAACACATACAGTAGTAATATTGATTCTGTGTTACAAAAACAATACGTAGCAGCTAATGTTATACCACTTGGTAAAATTGATGATGATAAATTTTTACGACGAGCGTATCTTACAATAATTGGTAGAAATCCAACCTATGAAGAGTATGACTTGTTTAATAAAGCAACAGACCCTAATAAGAGACGAGGTTTAATACAGTTTCTTATGAACCATCCAGGTTATACATCACATATGTTTAACTTCTGGGCTGAATCATTAAGATTGCGTGATAGAATTAACACCACTAACAATTTTTCTGGTGGTCCTTACATTGATTATGTTAAAGACTCAATCACAGCTAACAAATCTTATTCAAAGTTTGTTACAGATCTGTTAACATCAACAGGTTCATATTATGATAACCCAGCAACAGGATACTTCTATCGTGATTTAGGAATGCCATTAGATAACCTTATTGGTACAGGTAAAGTATTCATGGGAACCGATATTGGTTGTGCACAATGCCATGATGATCCTTTCCAAGACTTCACCCAAATGCAGTTTTATAAGATGGCTGCTATGTTTACCCAGATAGAACTTAGAGGTCGTGGTAAAGATAAAGATCCAGCGGTAGCAGCTCGTCAGAAAGCTTTGAGAGAAGAAATTGATGCTATAATTAAAGCTGATCCTATAAAGAACCGTGGGTTAAACAATACTATTAACAACTTTGTTAATGCTATGAGATCTAATATTGAAGTAGATGAAAAGCGTGTATTGAAACTACCTCATGATTACAATTATAAAGATGCAAAACCAGGCGATGTTGTTATACCTGCAGTCCTTTCTGGTAAGACTGAAATTAACAATAAGGTTGATATGAGAAAGGATGTTATTAGCTGGTTAGTTAACCCAAATCATCCAACATTCACTAAAAACATTGCTAATCGTTACTGGAAATGGGTGTTTGGTAAACATATAATGGATAACTATGATAATATTCACGATGAAAAAGAGCTTAATGGTGAGCTTATGAACACTCTTGCTAAGATTATGGTAGACGTTAACTATGATACTAAGCAATTCCTGTATGTTCTTTACAATACAACATTGTTTCAAAGAGAACTCTATGACGGCATGTATACTAATACAGATAAATTTGTGTTCATTGGACCAGTCAAACAACGTTTAACAGCAGAGCAATTGTGGGATTCAGTTATGTCTATCGCTATTGCTAAGCCTGAAACATTTAAGTTAACTTTCCAAGATGAATATGTTAAAATAATGAGATATAGTATCGAAGATTTGGCAATTGATAAATTAAAAGCTAAAAATGAAGAATATCAAAAGGTGATTCGTTCAAAATATGAAACAGCTCCAAAATATCGTAACTACCCTCTAGTGAGAGCGTCTGAAGTTAATGATAACAATCCAGTTAATACGATTCTTGAACAACTTGGTCGTAGTGATAGAGAATTAATTGATACATCTTCAAAGGAAGGTTCAGTTACACAAGTTATTTCTTTTATGAATGGTCAATTAGCTGAAGTTGCAATCAATAAAGACACAAATCTTGCAAAAACACTTACAGGCAAATCACCAGCTGATACAATTGATGTTATTTTTAAGTCTATATTGGTTAGAAAACCAACAATTGATGAAAAAAGTAAGTTTGTTGGTGTTCAGGATGATGACATCATCTGGGCACTAGTTAATAGTTCGGAGTTCAAATTCAATAAATAATAAAAGCCATGAATAACTTAACAAGACGTAATTTCGTGCTTAATCTTGCATCAGCAGGCTTAGGTGTAACCGTTCTACCACATGTAGCAGCTGCTCCTGCAGGTAAAAAAGCAGAACATATCATTTACCTCTTTATGAATGGTGGTATGAGCCATTTGGATACATTTGATCCAAAAGCACATGCAGAAGTAAAGGGTGTATTCAATCCAATTAACACTAATGCTGGTTATCAGATTTCAGAACACCTTCCTCTCATGGCAAAACATGGTGATAAGATGGCTGTTGTTCGTTCTATGATGGTTACAACAGGTGATCACGCTGCAGCACAGTATTTACAAAAAACATCATTCAAGAAGATTGGTACAATCGTTCACCCTAATATGGGAGCATGGATGTGTCATTATACAGAGGATAATAAACCAAAAGTTGTACCTCAAAACGTTTTAATCGGCGGTGGTGCTGATCATCCTGGTTCTGGTTGGATGCCTAAAAAGTATTCTCCTATTCCAATAGCAGATCCAATGAGAGGTCTTGATAATACTAAGCTTAAAAATGCAGCAGAGTTTTCTAAGAGAATTGAAATCTTAGATAAGCTTGAAAAAGATGCTAATAAGATTGTTAACCCAGCTCAAAAGTCATATGCTGAGTTTTATGACCAAACAATTCGTCTTCTTAATTCAAATGAGCTTGATGTCTTCGATCTTTCTAAGGTAGATCAAGTAACCAGAGACAAATACGGTAATAATCGTTTTGGTCAAGGTGTTTGCTTAGCAAAACGTTTAATTGAACAAGGTAATTGTAAGTTTATTGAAGTTACTGATGGTGGTTGGGATACTCACGTTAATAACTTTGAATCTCTTGAAGGTAAACTTAAGATTCTTGATCAAGCTGTTAATGCTCTCATTGAAGACCTTAAAGCATCTGGGCTTTATGATAAAACCCTTATTGTAATTGCAACAGACTTTGGTAGAACACCAAATATTAACATTAATAACGGTAGAGACCACCATCCAGGTGCTTTCTCTGGAGTACTCATTGGTGCCGGTATCAAAGGTGGTCAAGCATATGGTAAATCTGATGAAAAAGGTATGAAATCAGTTGAAAACATTGTTAGCCCATCTGACTTCAATGCTACTATTGCAGCTGCAGCAGGATTACCAGTAGATCAAATTGTAATCTCACCAGAAGGCAGACCATTCAAGGTTGCAGATAAAGGTAAACCTGTTCAAGCTCTTTTAGCTTGATTTTATAAGGAAAACGTCTATAATAAGGTTATGAAGACCCTTATTATAGACGGAAATAACCTTGTGCATCGTTGCTTCTGGGTAGCTAACAACCAAGTTAAAGGTGAAGACTCTTATCTCCATGTATATATGGTACTTAACTCAGTTAAAACCTATGTAGAAAAGTTTAAACCTGATAAAATTTACTGCTGCTGGGATGAAAAGAAGGATTATGGTGTAAACGAACGTAAAGATATGTTCGCTGACTATAAAGGTAATCGAGATCGTGAATATAGTGCTCAAGTTCACTCTAAAAACGAGCATATTAAGCATTTACTAAGCTGTCTTGGTGTAAAAAACTTCTTCCCGTTACGTCTTGAAGCAGATGACTGCATGGCTTACCTTTGCAAAGAGCTCCCTGGTAAGAAAGTTATAGTTACTGTTGATAAAGACCTATGTCAATGCATTAATGCTAACGTTACTGTATATGATCCTATTAAAAAGTGTGAAATTACCGCTGATAACTTTTTAGATATAATGAAAGTTACAAAAGAGCATTATCTCGTTGAAAAATGTTTTAGAGGTGATAAGTCTGATAACGTACCTGGTGTAACTGGTATGGGTAAGAAAAAAATTAAAAAATATTTTGATGGTGAATATGCAACTACAGCTGAGCAAAGCGAAGAGTTTAAAAGAAACTATAGTCTTTTTAGATTAGACAAGTATACTATGCATGCAGATGAACATGAATGGTATAAAGAGCAATTAGATATTGCACAAAATCATGATTTCAAACAATTTAAGTTGTATTGTGAAGAACTTAAATTAGATTCTATTTTGAAGAAGCAAGATAGATGGTACGATATTTTTTGCTTTGGTAACGACTATGAAAGTTATATTGTGAAACTATTAAAATGATATTACCTGAAGAATACATCATTGAAAAATTTTATACGTACGGGTATCAGCCTAAACGCAACAAATACAATAAAACTTATCAATGCGGGTGTCCTATTTGTCGTGAAGGTAAATCTTTAGGTTCAAAACGCAGATGTTTTTACATTCCGAAGAATAATAATATATTCTGTCATAATTGTGGTTGGAGTTCACTACCACTTAAGTGGATTGAAAAAATATCAGGGCTTACATATGCTCAAATTCTAGATGAAGCTAGTAAGTACGATACTTCAAAGGTATACGATTTCAAAGATGCGGTAATAAAGAAAGAATATGTTGCACCAACATTGCCTACTGATTCAATCAATCTATTTGATAAAACTCAAGTAAATTTTCATAAAGATAATGAGGTTGTTAGAGCATGTCTCAAGCTTATCAAGGAAAGACGAATTCATAAATCTATCAACAAACCCAAAGCTTTGTATGTTTCATTAAAAGATAAGGTACATAAAAATAGATTGGTTATTCCATTTTATAATGAACATGGAGATATTATTTTCTATCAGTCTCGAACGGTCATACAGAGTGGTAATGATATTAAGTCAAAATATACGTCTAAGATGGGGAGCGATAAGTCTCTTTATGGCATTAGTAATGTAAAAGACGATCTTAACTATATATTTCTGTTTGAAGGTCCAATTAATGCAATGTTTACTAAAAATGGGTTAGCTGTTGCTGGTATTTCGAAAGGAGAACATCTATTTACCGAGACCCAACAACAACAGCTTACTCGTTTTCAATTTTATACTCGTATTTGGGTGCTAGACTCTCAGTGGATTGATAATACATCATTAGTTAAAACTGAAAAATTACTTGATAAAAGTGAAACCGTTTTTATTTGGCCTGCAAAATATGGTAAAAAATTAAAAGACTTCAATGACATTGTTATGAAGTATAGTCTTAATGAAATTACACCTGAATTCATTATTGAAAATAGTTTTACCGGATTAATGGGTATGGTGAAACTTGCAGAGATAAAAAAAGCGAGTAGAAACTAATCTACTCGCTTTTTTCGTTAATTTATAAATTATACTCCTTTGTACTTCGGATCTCTTGCTGTTGCTAGGTAACCTTGGAAAATCTGTGAAAGAGCTGCAAGGTCCATAGCTGAACGAGCAATCTTCTTTGTTTCAGTTGTACGAATTTTATCAAGAATTGTATCAGGTAAAGCATCCTTGAGGGTATTCTGAATAGATTCACCTGTTGGTGAGTTAAGATACTTAACAAACTCATCAAGCTTAGCAATCCAAGACTGCACTGTACCAATCATTTGTTGTTGCTGTTGTGCTACAGCTGTTGCAGCTTGGGAATTAATATCAGCTCCAAGAGATGCTGGATCTGTTTCAGCATCTAATGTTGAAGCCATTGCTTCTTGATCTGGGGTTGGGATTTGTTCTTGTCCATCTTGTTCGAGGAGTGTGAAGAATTTTTTTGTAAAGCTACTCATACTATTATTTATTGATTGTTATAAATATATTTAATGATACATGTAGGAGATCCATACTCTGTTGCAAGAGCTCAGCCACCTAAGCTAGGTGATGATTATTCAGCTGCTTACGACTTACTTAAAAACGAACAAGAAGCAGCTGCTCAAGCTCCTCCAGAGTTACCTCATGAATTAACACAGATTTATTCTCAAATAGGAGAAATGGTTAACACCCTTAATAATATTGCGTCAGTTTTAGAAACTGGTGTAAAGGAAATACCACTTTTAAAGGGTAAGCGTATTGATAATCAAATAGATCAGATAATTAGGATTAGAGAAGAATTATTCGAGTTGAATAATTCTCTTATTGATCTTAAATTATAATATGATTAAACAAGTTTTGCAAAGTGTGGTGATTACAGTTACTATTAGTTGTATTCTAGGATATGCACTTGCTCCATTATTTGGTGGTTGGTTACATGCATTTATATTTTCTTTTTTAATACAATTAATTGGTAATTATTTTTATAATGACATTACATTGCGTAATGATTCAATTAAGAAAGAACTTCTTTTAAATGAAAGGCTTGAAATTATTTCAAGTAATACTGTATCATTTCCATGTCCTTGCGGTAGTAATACATTCGAAGAAATAATCTACCCTAATCAGGATAACAACTTTATTTGTGAAAAATGTAATCAAGAAATTAAAGTAGAGGTAACATTTACACCTATTATCGTCACAAAACCTTTAACTACAGATCCACTACTAACTATCACAAATCTATAGATTGTAGTTAGGAAATTGACTATAATGATATTATGAAAAACGATAATAACATTTATATTTCAATTAATACAAATAAAGGTAAAGAAAAAATGCATATTGATCAGTATGCAAGGTGGTTATGTTTGGTTGAAGCAATTGACTATATTGATAAAAAATGTGAGGATATGGATGTAGATATTGAAAATATCGACTGGGTAAAACCGATTGCATTCCAAAAATACATCAACGAGCGCTTTCATTCGATGAAGCACGATCTCACTTACGAATATACGAACGGTCTATTAGAATAGACTTACCTTGATAGGTACATCGATAATTGTTTTAGTAGCTGGTATATTAATAAACCCACCTTGATTATATGTATTGTAACCCCATGCATATAATTCATTGGTAAGTGATTGAGCTAATACAGTTTTAAATTGAGACATATTACCATATGAAAACACTTCGAAGTCAACATATTTAATACCTTGTGGTCGAATTACTTTCTGGAATGTATTTTGTACTTTAATGTTACCTTCTCCACGACCATCTAAACCACCATCAACATAACCTGTAACATATATGTCACCAGCACTATCTAAAACAAATAATGTGGTGTTATGCTGTTGACCAACCATTTTAGCTTTGAGAATGCCTGTTGGAGCACTAGATGGTGTTGTCGCAACTAGTTGATTTCCGTTATTTCCAGTACCAAGCTGCCCACTGCTGTTGCTTCCCCACACTTTAATTGTTGATAAAGATGATATATAAGCACAAACGCTTACGATACCTATATTAGCTGGATCACCACTAGTAGTTAAATATTCTACACCTGTTAGGGGTGCACCTGATGTATCACTAATAACTGTTTGCCAATAAGGTCTAGTAGTAGCTGGACTTAAGATACCTGGAGCGCTTGTTGTGTTACCAAGACCACAAGCCCCAGTACCATTTCTACCACAAGACAATACACTACCACCAGTAAGTATGTATGAATTTGACCCAGCTGTATAAACTTCATCTGCAGTTATTGTAGGGGATATTAATACCGGTAATGGAACAGTTTGTAGATGAGGTGAAACTTGAACACTAGAGATTGTCCACAACTGAGATGTTTTAAATGTTGTGGTATTTGTTGGAAAGGCACCAGTACGTCTACCTGATCCCGTACCATTTATAGCTGCACTCAATCCTAATTGACCAGCGGCATTCCAACCAGCGACATGCACTATTTTATTACTATCTATAGCTAATACATAGCCTAACGCAGCTGAGTTAGACGCTGCAATTTTAGTTAAATATTGACCAACAATTGATGAACCTGGGCTCACTAAATTTACAAGTGCTGGAACAGCAACATTTGTGGTTGATCCAACACCAAGTTGCCCTATTTTATTGGATCCCCATGCCCATAACTGACCACCACTCAATAAATAAACAGAGTTATTAGTTGTTGTTTGGTCATTACCCTGACTAATAAACAATCCAGTAATTTGAGTACCGGTTGTTGATGGTGTAATACTAGAAGTAATATTAACAAAGGTGTTTCTTCTAGTTATACCACCAACACCAAGTTGACCTGCAGTGTTATCACCTGCAGTGTATACATAACCTAAATTAGATAATATAAAAGTAGATTGACCAGTATTGAGTACCTTTGTAGCAAACTCCGTACCGTTATTAATTTGAAATTCAATAGGCAGTTGAGGAAAACTATAAAGTTGTGTTTGGTAAAATCCATAACCACCTGAGTTGACGTTACTATATAGACCACAAGATCTTACTTTACTATCATTATCTCGTATAAAAGTAACACCATTACCGCTATTACCCCTACCGTTATTATTGTGCTTGTTGTCGCGATTATTAATCGGAAAAGCAGAAAGGTTATTCAATCTAGAACCAGGTTGTGCAGCAATTCTACTCTCAACATAACCAACTGTTGCAACCCTTGCACTTGGATCACCAACAGATGGTTGTGGTACTGAAATAAAATCAGTAAACACACCACCTGTTTTTGGTACATAATTATCTGTAATATACTTTAAATTAACATATTGACTAGATGTAGTAGGTACAATTGAACTTGAAAGATTTGCAGTTAATACAGACCCAGAAAGAGCTACAAAATTTTGAAATAAATAGGTTTGAGTTATACCACTAACAGATGCTAGCTGAGATATAACATATTGTTGTGATGCAGCTTTAGACATCTCCGTCTGAGTTGAACTCAAATATAAAAAGTCTGATCTATCATAAGGTACAACTAAACCATCACCACTTGTATAGAAGAAATTTGTAGCTGAAACACCAGATAGTAGCGTAACCAGACCATTAACTCGACCTCCAGTTGAATTCAAGAAAAATGAAGTTAAATCTCTAAGTACATTTGATGTAAGAGATTCATAAGTTGTTTTACGAGATGTATTTGTTGTTGTGTCTACCACATAAAACAAATCAGCATCTGTAAGAACACTTAAAGCTGTTAAAGTGGTAAGTCTTGTACCTGGGACTATATATGTACTCATTGCTTATATTATTTATGTAAGGAATATATGTTCATCTTGTACAGCGAGAATACTATTACCAGTAATAGGTGAGGTGTTTGTCTCAAATTCAAGAGCTGTAATAGACATACTAGTTGTACTATACACGAAAGTATCTGGCGCACTTATACTACCTTCAACTTGAAAGTTTTTAATTCTGAGGATAGTATTAGATTGTTCACTGTACGTAGTAGAACTAAGAGGGTATGCGTATGAAATACCAACACTATAAAAGGTGTTATCATTAATTGGTAAATTAACTGGTAACTCTAACAATTGCGAATAAGAATCATTGTCTCTATGTCTGTAGTCTAAATAAAGAGTCTGACCGATATTACCTAAGCGAAATCTTAGCCATTGGTAATTCTCTGTTGTTGTTAAAAGAGTAAAATTTGTATTTAAAGCTGAAAGACTTTCGTTATAAAGCATTTCAAAAGCGCTATAACCTCCTCGTATAGTTACAGAGTTTCTTTTAGCAGCAGATATATTAACTCCATATGTACGAGAATCAATGCCTGATACAGCAAACAATCCCATTGTATCGAACCCGATACCAATAGCAGCATCTATAATACCACCTGGTGGTGTATTATCGTAGCCTAAAAATAATCCAGAACCACCTACTGTGTATGTAGGTGGTGAGGTGTTAGGATTAGTAGCAGTTGATGGTACGAGATATGTTACAAAACCACCTTGATCTGCCGGTGTAGCACTTACACTTGATAGTAAGAACTTAAATGACCAAACTATATCATAGTTTGCGTTACTACTTACAGGATTTAAAATATTTGATACTCTACCCATTATGGTGCGTAAATAAACACACTAGCATTACTAGTACCGGTAAGTGTGCCTGATGAATTAGTGTTGATAACAGTTACAGATGTTGTTGTTTTAGTGGTATTTGTTGTACCATCGTCAGCGTTATTATCTGTTTTGAGTTTAAGATTAGATCTTGAACCTGAATTACTGAATGCAACAGCATATGTAGAAGTTGCAAAGGTATTTGTAAAATAGATTTTAAATTCGCCTTGATTAACCACATCCACCTGGTTAATATTATGTGAGGCCCAAATAGTTGTTGATACTGCAGGTGTTGATGAAGAACCATTAAAACACACCCATGCTTTCGGGGTAGAAGCTACTGGTACAACTGGTGTCCAACTACTTAAATCATTAGTATTGGATGTTTTAATAAAAGTTGTGAAATATTGATCAAAATTATTTTTCGTCGCGTAACATAAATCACCTGTTAATGCTGTTGATATTGTAGTTGGTACAAAAGTTGTACCTAAATATTTGTTCCCAGCTACAATACCACCTGCAGTACTACCATCACCAACAAATAATCTTTTAGTATCAGTGGTAAATCCAGGTTCACCCAAACTAAGAGTTACCGCTAGCCTATCGTTATCTGTTCCTCTTCTAAATAACAATTTAGTTATAGTGTTTTCGAAAATTTCAATTTTATCAGCCATTTTAAATATTTAGTTAGTTTAGTTGAGATACAATACATTATCTGTTGTGAGGTATGGTACTAGAGAGGTGTTAACAATTTTAGTAGAGAGAAGGATAGATTCTTGTAATCTATATAGGTTGGTGAAACATCTATTCAACACCAAATTATTAATTGGTTCATTTTCATGAATAAAAAAATCATTATCGTTTGTAATATTTAGAAAGTCATAATTTAAAAAATAATTTATACCTCTTAACACTAAAGATGGTGAGTATAATGAATCTTCGTATGTAAGTTGTTGATTAGTAATTTCATACGCCCCGTAAAATGAACCAATTACCTGATTTTTAATTCTTATTATATTTTCAAAAAGTTTGTACAGCTCTTTATTGATATAATTAGCTTGTAAATATTCTTCTTTATCCAGTTTAATTTGTTCTATTGGATAATTACTAAAGTCTTTTGTTTTCAACACATCAGTAAATGTATTGGGTTCATTTAAAAACATAAATCTATTATTTTTAACCAAAATAATAGTATCGTAGTTGTTAGATGTACCAACAAGTATTGTACCTAAATAATCACCTGAAGAATCATCAGTTATTTTTAACCTTTTATCTGAAAATATACCTACAATTTTATCAGGTTGGTTAACCATCATTTTATAAATGAATTTATTAGTAGTAATATAAAAAATATTTGAATCATTTTCACTAAACATTAGTTTTTTAATAAATTCACCCTGAGTGAGGTTAATACCAAAACTATATTTTTCAACAATATTGAATGTATTATCAAGATAATAAAAACTATAAACGTCATTCACTTTTACAATACATGCAACCAAATTAAAGATTTTATTGTAACCAATACTAATCACCTCTTCATTTTGTCTTCTAAATACCCTACCAAAGTTAATTAAATTCAAGCTTGTATCATATTGCTTAAAGAATCTATCATTACTTTGGTATATAATAATACTACTACCTGTAGTAGTCATAAAATCTGGGTAATTGAACGATGAAGGTAAAAATTTACCACCACCACTTTTTATTTCAACAGTTACTTTAGGTACAGGTGTTGATTGATCACCACTATAGAAATTATATATGTTATATTTTACAAGACTATTTCTATCTTTATCTAGCACATAAAGGAAATCACCAATAATTTCCATATCAACAATCTGTAAAAATGATAAATCGTCTGGTTGTTGGTTAATTAACGAAGTTGATAATGAAATACCAACAGATGTGGGATTTTGGGTCAAATTTGCAATATTACCTGTAAGAGCAATTATACTTGACGATGTAGCTGTAAATAAAGCAAAATTACCAGTATCAGGATTCACTTTATAAGCTATACTCTCTATATTACCAAAATTATACGATGAAACTTGGGAGTTCGCAGTAAAACTCCCTGGTGTAAAGTTATCTAGGTCAGTATAAAATCTTAAACTATCGTTAGTACCAGTAACACCAATAACTGCAGTAACATTTCTAGGTATATTACTATCATACATAAACAATCTAGAGTATAGGTAGGTAGTATTTTGATGAAACCTTTCAAAATACTTGTTTATGTTAACACTTGTGATAAATTCACCATTTGGAATGGTGAGATCTTCTATAGTATAATCTAAAGAAATGGTATCAACTAACGTTCTATCAAATAGGTAATCAGAAACCAATACATTGTTTGTGTAGTTATCTTGATTACTTAAAATATCTGTTGTTGTTAGTTTACCTCTATAAGGTGTACCACTTAAAACTGTATAATAACCAGTGTATGGTGCATTATTGTAATTAAATGCATCACCTTCCGTGTATCCAACCTTTAATGAGCTAAAATTTATTGCCATATTAATAATTAATGAAGTTTATGTCCCTAACTGTAACATCACCAGGTAATGTATTGTTAATTTCCTGTACAATACTAGTAGCTAGCTCATTTTGCAAAACAATATCTGCAATGCCTGTATTTTTTACAATAACATCTATAACATTAGACTTAGAAACCGGTTGAGATAGTTTAAACATACTCTGTATTTCCTCAATATCATTACGTTGACCACAAGGTAACGACGTCGCTAGTGAACCCACCGCAGCACCAATATCCAAATAAAGAGCTTTTATCTCAGTATCATTCAAACCTCTATTATAGAGTCTAAAATCAGTAATTGTGGTGTTATTGAGCTTACCATAGGATGGTATACCTAAAAAATCACCTAAGATTGTGTTGTTATGGAAAGGAATAGTACCAACAACAATGTTATCTCTTACAAATATGTTACCAATATACTTATACTGGTCTACATCCACACTATCAATAATAACACCATTTAAATATAATGAAGCTTTACCATCATTACTATATGAAAAACATAGTGTGTTACTAAATTTAGAAAGATTATTAGTAGGTATAGAAAACTTAATTGATTGTCTATCTAGGTAGTTAAAAATATTTACCAATCTTAACTCAAAGTTAAGATTTTTATAATCTAAGCTACCCACAAACTCATTATAACCGGTTGTATCTTGTTCTTCACCATTATAAACACTACTTATTGCCTGAGTTGTTGTATTAGTGTTAACATTAAAATCAAAATCCTTAATTGTGTATACATTTTTATCAGCATCAGTAGCTAATATTACCGGATAAAAATAATTTGTACCATCATTCTTATATTCATTCACAAAGTCGATATCATAACATGTAAGTGTATCTAAAAATGACATATTACCAATTAATCTACGATTTTGATCAACTTTGGTAAGTTCATATGCATTATGAAGCATCCAAACGTTATCTTCATTGTCGATATTGATATCTTTTATTATAGTATTGGATCTTGCAAATAAAAGAGAATCTTCGAAAGGTTCATCTAATTGATACCTTAGTATAATATCATCGGTGTATATACCATATAGATAACCTCTAGAATCCCTCTTAAGTTGAGTTGATTCAAACCCATAAACTACACCTTGGTGCGCATATATACCTACTGGTGCTGATTCATTTGATGCAAAAACTGTAATACCACCTGTAACATAAAGATTAGATGTTGTATTGTAATCAATAAAAGTTAATCCTGACGATGTTAGGAAATATATGTGTCCTCCAGCATGGTAATAATCTAAATACCCAGTTAAACCAGCTATATCCACCTTAGCTACGATTGTACCATCAGTTGCAATGTTATAAACGCTAGTACCTGAGATGATATGATAATCACCGAGACCAGCCGGATCAACGACCCCAGATACTATATCATCAAAACTTAAAGAGTAAATAAGTGACGTATCTGTGTTGTATGCATTCAGATTTTTACCACTTCTTATGTAAAGTAATGGTGTAATAGCTGAATCATTGTAAATACCAAACCCTTCTTCGATGAGATTACCCATTACATAGCTAAACTTTTCAGTAAAATTATTATTAATGGTGAAAACAACAGTAAAAGAACCAGTGTTGTTTATACTTTCAATTGGTATGGATGAATAATTACTTGCATCTAACACTAACGTATCAACATTAGCTAATGTTGTTATTCTACTGTTATTTGTTACATTTTCAAACCCATTCTGTACTAAATTTGAAATTGTATCAACATATGATGTTATCGTAGAATCACTCACTCTCTCATAGTAGTATGATTCATTAGGATAAAAAGCAAGATCACTAACCACATCAAAATACTGTTGCGTTCTAATTTTATCAACGTTTTGATAAGCTAACTGACTGATAACATTATTAAACGTTGGATTATACAATGCAATACCACTTAATGCATTTTGTCTTGTAACAATATCAGGAAAATAATACCTATCAAGCCACATACCACCAGATAACCAAGTTGTAAGGTAACTACCATATACATCTGTTGTGTTCAAACTATTTTTTGTGGTAATTCTATCGCTTAAAATAGGTATATCGAAGCCAAACGCTCCATCTGTAGCAAAATTTGTATCATTTACGTTTATTTGATCGTAAGGGTACATTGATGATGGTGTTGTGAATTCAGTTCTAATGCCAGGTTCAAATCTAAGGTCATAATTATGAAAAACATAGTTTAAAGCTAAATCCCTATAACCAGCTTCCTGATTACCACCTGTACAAATTGTAGTGTATTCTCTAAAAAATGGAACAGGTGTGTTTGATGATGAATTTATTAAACAGTTACCTCTTTTTGTTACAAATTTGTTTGTGTATGCATTTTTGAGTTTAAATGCATTTACATCAACAACAGAAATATCATCTATATTTTCATATTCAAAATGTAAAATACTATTATTCTTTAAACCCACAACACTTCTTGCAGTGTTAACTACAAGATTATTTATTTGATCAGGTTTATACGACACCCAAGATGAATTGAGCTTCGGAGAAATAGATGTATCGGTAATTGCAATTCTAAACAAACAGTTATTTTCGTTTATAATGGTATTTGATGTAAATAAGGTTAATCCTAATACACCATTATTGGCTGTTACCAGGTAATAATCACCTTTTACCCACTTTGTAAGGTATATAAAACCACTAATATCTAGTACATAATCAAAACCATCTATGAAGGATGAATTATAAAACGGTGGTAGTTCATCAACGTTTTGTGATGTTATAAAATAAAACAGAGATGAATACGGGGTACTATTACCACCCACTAAATAAAAATCTAGTTGAGCTCTTGTATGTTTAATACGGCATGTATTTTCATTTATTAACTCAAGCTGATAATAAAGACTAGATGTGTTTAGTTCATCACTAGATAGGGTAAAGGAATAGGAATTTGTATATGTAGGGGCTAATTCTGTACTATTAGCTACAGATAGTGGTTGTAAATTTGAAAAGTTGAGATACAATATTTCACCGGTAGATGATAGTATACTAAAATATGTTACAATATTTTGCGATACAGGTTTTAATAGATCTGTACTAAAAACTATAGTGTCAGGTAGTACTGTAGTTAAATATACACTACTATAGTTGTTTATCTTCACATCATTCACAGATGATAATGCATCAATAAAATTAAGTGTTACCCCTTGCTCAAAGCTATTTTTAGACTGGTTAAATTTAAGAAACTCATCTAAATATCTTGCAGAAGGTGATGTTAACTCGGAGAAACTATGTTTTTGAAGACTCACAATTATATTTATCCATTAATCAACGATACATAACCTATCTTGTATCTACTTTTTAGTATAAATAATTGAAAACCTATGTCATTTCCGGTAAATTTTTCATCTCTCCAACCTGTTACTACTGCTGCTAGTACTGATCGTCTTTTATTAAGAAATAGTTCAGCTTTGTCTGGAGCTTCTGGATTCAATCAAATTAGTGTTGGTAATATAGAGCGTTCTTTAACTGTTTATAGTACAGTTAACTCACAGAGTGCTAACTGGCAAGGTACGTATACAACTGTCGGAGCTAGTTCTGCATTGTGGAATAATGCGTTAACCATTTTTACACAAGTATCTTCCATCACTTCACCTAATGATGTAACCACTGCACATGCATTAAATATTAATTCAGCTGTAACTAACGTTGATTTTGTGATAGGAGCTAAAGGTACTGGTGCTACCCTAGCACAAATTCCAAATAATCAAAACTCTGGAGGTGATAAACGAGGTCAGTATGCAACAGATTGGCAAAAGTTAAGAAATTCAACAACCCAAGTTGCAAGTGGAAATTATTCAACAATTGGTGGTGGAGCATATAATGAAATACCGGGTATAGCTGCAACGATTGCAGGTGGGAATGGAAACAGAGCAAGTGGTGATTATGGAGCAATAGGTGGGGGTTCTAGCAATACTGCCGGTGAATTAGGGACTGTTGCAGGTGGTACACTTAACGACGCAGGTCCCAGATCAACAGTAGGTGGTGGTACTGATAACGATGCAACCGCATCCTATTCAACAATTGGTGGTGGTCAATATAACAGAGCAACTGTTGGAACTTATGCAACTGTTGCTGGTGGTCAAAGTAACATTGCTTCAGGTCAGTATGCAACCATTGGTGGTGGTGGTGTAAATTATGCAATTAATTATGCTGCAACAGTGGGTGGTGGTCAGCAAAACAATGCAAATGGTGATTCTTCAATAATTGCTGGTGGTGGTTACAACACCGCGGATGGTGCTAATGCAACAATTGGTGGTGGATTTTTCAATAGGACCAATGGTCCTTTAGCAACAATTGGTGGTGGTGCTTATAACATTGTAGAGGGGAGTTATGCAACAGTTGGTGGTGGCTTAAGCTGTAGAGCAGCAGGATACATTTCTGTTGCGTCTGGATTTCAATCCAATAGTGTGCTGTATGGTCAATATGCACATGCATCTGGAATGTTTGGTGAACGTGGAGATGCACAATATGTAAGATACACTTTAAGAAATAGTACTTTATCTACTAACTCACCAACACAACTATATCTCGATGGTTCAAGTCAACCAATAACCCTACAAAGTGGTTATACATATTCTTTGAATTTCAAAATTATAGGTTCTAAAGATGATGGAACAACAATTTCAGAATATAATAAAAGAGCAATACTTAGAAATGTAAGTGGTACTTTATCTGCAGTAAATGTTGTAGATATTACAACACCCTACGAAGGAAATACTAATACGGACGCAACTATAACTGTTGGTGGTGGTGCTGTAAATGTTTCAGTTACTGGAATTACAAATGAAAATTGGAGATGGGTCGCAGTTGTTGATGGTATAGAAATGAAATATTCTGCATGAACTAGTTTAGCATATAAATAGTATTATGAACATTTTAAACCCACCTCATGCAATTGACATCAAACAACAAACAGCAACTGCATTAGTTGACTACACTCGTAACAGCTTTGATAATTTATTGAGACGGTGGGAAATTGGTATGTCGTTGCTATGGAGTGAAAAAACAGATGAAAATGGTGTTGCTTTTGGTGCCAAAGAAACATTAGAATATCTTGGAACTGATGCAAAAGATTTGTTTGTAATTTCAGAAGGTCTTCGTTCTTATCTTGAATCTCTTAAACCAGGATGCACTGCAGGTATTATGGCTAACTACTATAAACCTGTTACTATACATGCAGATGGTACCGTAACTTTGAATGAAGTTTAATCTGTTTTAATTTATCTCTATGTCAACACCTGTAAACTTTTCATCTCTTCAACTTACTACTACTGCTGCTAGTACTGATCGTCTGTTATTAAACATTAGTACAGTTTTATCGGGAACCAGTGCATTCAATCAAATTAGTGTTGGTGGTCTAGAGCGTTCCCTAACGATTTATAGTATAGTAAGTTCTCAAAGTGCAAATAATACATCAGTCTACAGTACGGTTCAAGCAAATAGTGGTAGTTGGTCTGTATTTACAGGTACAGTAAGTGCTGCAACTTTTGTAACATCTGTTAGCAGTACAGCAGCTGCAAATTACCGTTTAACGCTTGCAAATGCTAATAAAACTACCATAGATACATTCAGTACAAATACATATTATGGTGTACCAAGTAATAATACAGTAGCATTTCCTACAGGATCACAACTGGTTGTCGTGCAAGGTAATAAATCAGCCAGCAACTACACTGTTTTATCTGCAGGTGTTGGTGTAACCATCAATAGTTTTAACAATTCACTATCTCTTGCTGGTAATTATGCTGCTGGTACATTAATTAAAACAGATACCAACACTTGGTATTTGATTGGTAACTTAAAATAACATGATTCCTGTAGTTTTTGGTATAATAGCTAGTTCAAAGCGTGGTAGCCTTCCTGCTAGTGATTCATATACGGTATCTCCCAATTGTGGTGGTAGTTCTCCATACACAATTTACGTTTACTCTGGGTTTCCTATAGATATTGGTACTAGTACCATTGTATATACAACTGCAGCATTAACAACACCACTTACGAATACGTCATTTGTATATTCAAATTATACATACACAACTAATGGTTCTGGGTTAATTACCACAAAAGCAATTTGTTACAGTTCATACACAGTATATACCGATTGCACACTCCTTTCGAGCGCTACTGTATATACGCAAGTTGGAACAACACCGACAGCTACTAGTACTATATACTCAGATACAGCATTGATAATACCATGGGCTAATCAAACACTATTCGTATATTATGATGGTTCCAGTACTTACTATAGATATCAAACAGATGGTAATGGTTTAGTCTCAGCTGCATCTGGTTTAGCTACATGTCCTTACCAATTTACAATTTATGGTGATTGTAATCAGTCTGGAGGTGGAACAACGGTTTGGAGTGATGATAGCACCCCATTCCCTGGTGGTAGTATATATACTGATGAAGGATTAACTATTCAATATAATGGTAATTTTGTCCGGAGTAATTACAACTATAACGCGACTGCTGGGTCTGTTACAGCATTATACCCTTGTTATAGATCATGGGTTACATATGCTGATTGTAATAGCTATAGGGATGGCGGCACACCAACAACTTACTACACAGCGTGGTTAGATTCAACACTTCAAAATGGTGTCGCAGTGTATACTGACAGTAACCTTACTGTACCGGTGGGATTTGTTACATTTGCTTACGCTGGTATACTTTATACTGCACATACAGGTGCAATCACCAGTACTGCAGCTTGTGTGTATTCATGGCCATATAATATTTCTGGTTGTGGTCAACCAGATTTGTTAAATACCTACTTTTATACTACAACTACATCTATTAGTATTGGAACTATTATTTATAGTAATGATGGTCTAGGAGGTAGGCTAGCCGCATTGTCTTTATACCGATACGGTTATAATACATACTTTAATACTGACATTAACGGTGTAGTTGAGAGTATAAACAGCTGTCCAACATAATATATGAAAATTTTACTTCCAAAATCAATCACAAGTAATTTATCAAGCATTCATGCAGTTACTTTGAATGTTAACAACTATTCTGTATCACTCACACCAGAGACATTAGCCTTGGGTGCAGTTGGGTTACATGACGATGAGTTTCATAAAGCTACAAATTTATCGTTCGATATTGAGTTTATAACTGGAGAAACTAGCAGCATATCTGTTAGTAAAAATAAAGCTGTTAATGCAGAGGATTTACGCAGATATGCATCAACACGTACTGAAAAATTGTCAGGTGTTGAATACAATCGCGGAACATTGATGCGTAAAAATACCAACACTCCATATGAAGATACAGAGCAAGTTAAATGGCAGTTGTTAGAACAAGTGAGAACCAAAGCTTTGACTGTTAAGAATAGTACAACTAGTCGAAACATTCGTACTGGTAAAAATTTACTGTATTATGTAGTATTTGGTGACATTAATTATGTTAACCTATTAGTCAAATCAATTAACTCTTTAAGCAATGCTGCAAACTTTGATATTTTGGTGTTTACAGATGCATCAACAAAAGAAAAAATTGTAACAGCATTGGGTACAAACAATAGAGCAGTAACTTACAAACTAGTATCTACACCAATTGATGGTGTTGCTGCATCAACAGTTAAAACAACAATATTTGACTTTGAAAACATAAACAACTATGAAAAAATATTGTATTTGGATGCAGATACAATTATAACACGTGATATTTCAGAAGTATTTGGTTTAAACATACAATACAACAAAATTTACACTGCATACAATAAAAATCTTAAATTAGATACTCACAAAACAAGCTTTTATCATGGATTTGCAATGATAAATGATGCTGACTATACTGTTATAACAGATAACAACCAGATGCCATTCAATGCTGGACAATTTTTGTTTAAAAATTCCACAAAAATGAAATTACATTTTCAAAATGTAAATTGGTTTATGCAGAATTGGCCTGGTGAATATTTCTTTGAGCAGTCATTTATGAACTACTATTTTTGTACAAATGCTCTTACTAACTCAGTGATGTTTGATAAAAAAGTAAAACTCATTCCTACTGGCAATTTAAGCAATACTGAAACAGGTGTTGTGCGTTTTGGTAACATGGAGCCGCCCACTGGCGCTGAAATGATTCTCCACTTCATTGGACCTGCTTTAAATGCAAAAGTTAAGCTTGAACACATTGATAATTATATGTTAGTGAATAATATATAGTATGTCAAACGCAATTTTACAAAACAGTAAGTTTATTCACATACCCAAGTGTGGTGGTACATCAATACAATCTATTTTGTGGAATGTTGGGTGTATCAAGGATAAAGATCAAGTATTCACAACACCTCATCATGGTCACTTATTTGCATCACAGATGCCACAGGACAATAGAATCAATTTTACATTTGTTAGAAACCCCATTACTTGGTGGCATTCATGGTATCACTGGAATAAAATGCAACCACTGTCTAGGTTCAGTGGTGATGAGCTGAAAAGCAAATCATTTGATAAGTGGATTGATGATTACGGGCAATTCTGGCTTGGTAAGTTTACAGTGTTAGTGAAGAGATACATGGGTGAAGATGCTAATTTTCCAACTACCAATAAAGTCACCAAAATTGGAAAAACAGAACATTTGTACAGAGATTTGATAAATATACTTGATGAAATTGGTGAACCATACAATGTTACACGTATGCAAGATCTTGCAGATGGTAAAGTAAAGATGCCACCAACTCATACAAATATCCAAGTTTATGATAGAAAAAATATAAGCTCAACAACAAAGAGTATTATATACAACACAGAAAAAGAAATATTTACAAAATTTAATTATGGAACTGACATATAACGAACAGCTAGTGGGTAAATGGCATCATGATGTCCAAATTACTGAAACACTAAAAACAAGTGATTTAACACAACCATACTTTATTGGCAGTGAGTCTGGGTTCAGCAGTCAAAAATACATCAGTGCACCATTAACAAGGATTTTTGGTGATACTATCAAAGATAAGACTGTGTTGGATGTAGCATGCAATGCAGGGGGACACTTGTTTGAATGTCAGAAGTTGGGCATCAAGCGTGGATTTGGCTTTGATGTGAGGGACCTGTGGATCAATCAAGCAAATTGGCTCAAGCAAAATATCAATCTTTACAATACTGATAACCTAACTTTTCAAGTTGCTGATTTCAAGATTTTGGATACATTACAACCATTTGATATTACATTTTTTAATGGTATTTTCTATCACTTAGCATTTCCATTTGCAGATCTAGCCAAAGTAGCCAATTTAACAACAGATGTTATCACAATCAATACAGCATATGATCCAAGTGTGCAAAGTGATAAACCATGCTTGGTGTTTAATACTGAAAGCAAAGAACTTGAACATGGACTAACAGGTATTGAAGGTGTTTCATGGAAACCAAATGATGATCGAGTATTGATTTACATGCTCAAAGCTCTAGGGTTCAAACATTTCAAAGTGTTGTTCAAATCTGCAGAAAGAAAAAGACTGTGTGTAATGGCGTCTAAATTAACACCATTAGCTCAACCGTAAGTTCCGTAGATATCAGTGTTATTGACACCCTGGTCAAAAACCATGTCAATACTAAGTTGATCTACATTACCTGGGTATGATTTCACACCTATAGTTTGTTGTATCTCTGCAATTGCAAGTTCAAAATCACCATTGAGATGTAATATCACATCTTCATTATTGAGACTCAATACATAATAATCTGGTGATGATGAAACAATACCAGAGAATGTGTTATCGTAAACTTGATTGTTACCAGATTCACCAGTTAAACCAGGTTCGAATGAGTATTCGAAACGTTTACCTTTTAATTTATATACATATGAACCGTAAAGTGGGTTGATTGCTGGTATATCTTCATCAACTCTCTCAGTGATTTCATACATTCTTGGACCTCTATCACCTGGTCGACAGAAGTAATCAACTAATTCCACAACATCACCAGATTTAGGTTCAGTTCTTTGACCAAATGTACTATATGCAAGTGAACTGAATAATGAAGTAAACGTATCGATATGTAAATATCCTGTAAATTCTTCATCACTTACGAAACCAAACTTTCTAAGAGTGATTGCATTAGCTCCTACCTCAACATACATTCTCACATTTCGTGGAGCTGAGTATGGTCTTGTAGGGTCCTCACCATAAAAGTTATCCGTTGCAGATACATTGTATGTATTAACGTAATAGTTAACGTTTGTACCAAAATTCTTAATTAAGTCTTTGAAAGCATTATCGTAGATGATCTGCTCACCTTGAAAATTGTTAGCGTTAAAGATTTCACAATCCGCTGTGTTAGAACCAGCAAATATATCACAGCTTTGTAATGGACGACAATTACTCATTAGATTTTGTAAGATAGTATTTTCCGTTTTCCTTTGTCATTGAGATATCCGAGTTTGAATTGACTTTAACCATCTCACCCTCTTGTGGTAAATTAATACCATACTCTTTACTTACTGTAAAAGCTCTATCATCTGTTAAAAAAGGCTTTGGATTCATGCCTTTGAATAAAGATTCAACCTCAATAGTCTTTCTTTGACCGCTAATCTTTTTATCCTTAGCAACCTTAGGGTTCATAGGATTCATTCTTTGGTTACGACCAGTTATATGAAGTGTTTTGGAATTTTTGGGTTGACCCATGAACTGTTTAAAAGAAGTCACAATAATATTTAATATAAACAGTAGAAAGCTCGGATGAATTAACATCCGAGCTCCCCAATTATTAGCTTCTATTTAAATATTATGCGAAGAAGTCGCTACCAACTTTACCAGTCTTTGTTTGACCACTCACCTTGTTGTTGCCTTTATCACCCATATTAGGCTTCTTAGCATTTACAAGAGCGTGACCAAGATCACCAGCATTACCATTTACTTCATCGGTATATTTGCCGTCACCACCACTTGAACCACCACTTGGCTTAAGTTTCACGTTGACTTTATTGTTGCCTTTTTCACCCATATTAGGCTTCTTAGCATTTACAATAGAGTGACCCATTTCTTCTTCATCTTCTTCTGGTGTTTCAGCTTCGAAATCTAGTTCGTCACCACCCATATCTTCTTCACCCATATCTTCCATTTCACCTTCACCTTCATCACCAATCACACCCATAAGTACGTCGTGAAGTTGTTTAGCGAGGTCTTTAGATAGTGTGATTGTGACTGTGTCTTCGTCACCACCCATATCTTCACCACCCATGTCACTATCAATACCAAGGGCATCAAGTTCCATTGTTTCGGCGTCTTCGTTATCCATTCCCATCATGGAATCAGACATTACGTTTTCATATAATTTATCAAAAATAGATTTGCTCATAAACTTATTTATTGCTCGGTGTGATGATTTTCCAAGAATTTCTTCATCTTCTTCTGCAGTAAGTGTGTTTCCTGCATATTCATTTTCTTCAATATCTTTTTCAGAAAGCTTTTTAGAATCAATCTCACTTGGCTTAAATCCACCCTTTTCTGTTGGACCTCCATCTTGTAAATCAGCTGCGCCTTTATCATTAAGTTCTTTAGCACCAGTACCTCGGGTTTTAGGTAAACTTTTTTCCTCAACAACTTTAACGTTATTGAGTATATTACTGTAGATCATACCTAAATTCATTAGAGATTTTTTTGACATATATTTTATTTAGTCAAAAGCGAATAAAAACACAAGTGAAAGAGTTTGTTTCTATCATTTTTGACATATGTACAAGCCTGTAACCGTATTTTTTAAGTTCTTTCCTCAAGGTTGGAAATCTTTCCTTATGTATATTGACAATAATACTCTTATGTATGTTATCATATAATACGGTATCTGTAAATTCCTCACAGACTGCAACCACTCGCGATACTAATGCATTGGTCATATATAATATTTAGAGATATGTCAGGTCCAATAAAAAAGAAACAGACTTACTTAAATAACCCTTCGCTTCCTACTGCTGGAGCTGTGTTTGAGTACACACCATTGAAGGTGAAGGAAATTAAAAAGTGTGCACAAAATATTTTACACTTTGCAGAAGAGTATTTTTTCATCGTTCATCCAGATAAAGGTAGAATGAAAATACCTCTTAGACCATATCAACGTCGAGTGTTGAGAAAGATGAGAGATAACAGGTTTTTCATTTTATTGTCACCAAGACAAAGTGGTAAAAGTACCCTCTATACAATCCAAGCGTTACATCATGCATGTTTTGAAGCAGATAAACGTGTTGTTATTGTAGCTAACAAAGAAGCAACAGCTATTGAAATCTTTAAACGTATTAGATTAGCATATGAGGAACTACCAAACTGGTTAAAACCAGGTGTTGAAGAATATGGTAAGACGTCTATGAAATTAGCTAATGGATCTGAGATTAGTATTTCAACCACAACAGGTAGTGCTGCTCGTGGTATGGCTATTTCCTTATTATTCATTGATGAGCTTGCTTTCATTGAACCTGGTCTTATGGAAGACTTTTGGAAGTCCGTTTACCCTACGATTTCCTCAGCTGAAAAAGCAAAAATATTAATTGCATCAACACCCAATGGTACAGGTAACCTGTTTCATAAATTATGGATGGGTGCAGTAAAAGGTGATAACGGATTCGGTTTTGATGAAATTAAATGGGATGAACCACCTAATAGAAATGAAGCATTTAAAAAGAAAACCATTGAAAACTTAGGTTCTTATGAAGCTTGGTTACAAGAATATGAGTGTGTTTTCCTTCAGCATGGTGATGGTGCTATTGATCATGAATATTTTGATAAGCTAATGAGAGCTGTTAAACAACCTGTTGAAATATATGAAAATGGTTGTTATAGAATCTTTGTTTCACCACTACCTGAACGAATTTATGCAGCTGGTGTTGATACAGCTGAAGGTATAGGTAAAGATTACTCTATTATTACCATATACGATTTAACTGATCTCACTAATATTGAACAGGTGGCTGTATATTCTAATAATAAGATATCACCTTACGACTTTTCCACAAAAGTACCTGAAATATTGAGGCAATGGGGTAACCCACTAGCTCTTGTTGAAAGAAATGGTGTTGGTGCACAGGTTGCTGATGCTTTAAGGAACAGATTTTCCTATGAACGTCTTGTAAACTGGGGTGGTCAATTAGCTAACCGTAAACAACAAAACGGAATGATATGTCATTCTAACACTAAAGGAAAAGCTGTAACTAATATGAGGTATTGGGTATCAGAACTTAAGTGTGTTAAGTTAAATGATGTAGAAACTATTAGAGAATTCCGTGATTTCACTAGATACCCTAACGGTTCATGGGCTGCTAAAGATGGTTGTCATGATGATAAGGTGATGGCAACTATATGGGCTCTAATGGCATTGTATGAAGACATTTGCCAGATGTATTTCGAAATAGCTGAAACAGATGATAACGGTAAACCTAAACAATTAGTTGTTACTGACTTCGGGATGAACATAATGGTTAACCCACAATCATTATATGGTATAACGAGCTAT